GTCCTTACCTGCTCGACGCTCGAAAGTGTGCTTTCGGATATTATTTGATTATTGCTATCCCTTATGTATCCAAGCGAAGACAATTGATATCCGCGAAGAGCATTAAATGTAGGGCCGTCAAAACTGAGCGAAACTAGGCCCAATGGGTCATTTTCTTCCGTCTCAAGTATGTCGATTATCTCTTCGACGCTATATGGAAGTGTTTCGGATATTGTATGTGCAACATTTGATTTTAATAAACTCGCTATTGTGTCCGACGTCATTGTCCCTATAGTTCCTGCAACATGTGGCGAAGTTAGCGTGGAGCGTGTTCTAACTAAATCAACTGCATCGGCATCAACCATTGCTTTATCGGCATCCCCAGAATGCCGTTCTAGTCCAACGGCGCTAAAAATTTCCGCCAGCTTTGCGCGCACCGAACTGCGTCTATCTTCAGCCCGCGCCCTTTCCTCTGAGCCCGAATCACCGCGATTAACGTTATTAAATCTAGAAGTATCAACTAACTGTCTGAGGGCTGCTCTTATTTTTTGACGGCGCTCGTCTCTTACGTCGCTTGACAAGCCGGACGCCAGTCTTTCTGGCGCATCATCCCAAGGCTTAAAGTTTTCGTCGCCACCCATCATCGTGTATACATCGTCACGCAGTTTTTTATTTATGTGACGGAGTTGAACTTCCCTATTGGGGTGAAGAACGGCAACTAAACCTTCCGCAAACGCTTCGGCATATGAAGTGTGACCGTATGACGTCGTCAATCTGGGTAATTCTGGCGTCCTATCCATGTGTATGCCGGATTCAAATGAACGCAATAGTTTCTCGTCATTTTCGGGATTTTCGTCAACATATTGTGCCCATGTGTCCATTGCCATGGCATATCGTGGGTCACTTAGTTTTCCGCTACCGTAGTACGACCTGCCCCTATTTGTTTCGCTAACTTCGCTGTCTTCAGACGCACGACCGACAAGCCAGTGGCCATATTCGTGGATGAGCAGAGCCGAAAGGGCTTGCGATATATGTGTATCACCTGGTATGACTTCGTCTTGTTCTGACATTAGTAGGGATAACTGCCGTCCTGGTACGGGAGATTCTCTGTCAATGACAGCCCTGCTGTTAAATGCGATTGCGTCAATTGCTGGCAGGGAGATGCCGCGTGTATATGGTCTTTCTGTTAAGCCACGCGATACGCGCAACTCCTCAAGCGCTTCAAATACTTCTGGCTGGTTTTCATACCAATTCCAGCCATCGTCTTCGCTAATAAAGAAGTTTGGCGCACCGAAGTTTTCAAATAACCATCTCAGCTGTTTGTTTGATTTCAATGTATCGGCCACAAGATTTCTTATCGCCGTGACCCTCTCTTCAGAAAAATCCGGGCGCATAACTGGGAATTTCTCCAGCTGCTGTTTGAAGTAAACGAGGAACTGCTTTCCGCCGTCAAGGTCGCGCCATCCTGGGGCAAAATCGTCAGCCCACATTTGTATCATTTCATCTTCTGTTGATGGAACAAGAACGCTTGCCATCTGCTCCTCAGTAAGGCCCTTTAGCCATGTGGTGGAGGTTTTTCTTATCTCTTTACCGCTGTTATCTTTATCGCCGTACTTATATGACTTGTTTCTGTCTGTTCGTACTTTTCCGGCCTGTCCTCTTCTGGTGATACCAAGACGACGGCCAAGACCGGAAGAAAGTCTCTCCTGTCGTCTGCTAGTTGCATCTAAATAAGATTCTTTTGATACCCTGAACTCTTCAACCGTCTCAAGCCATTCAGCTTTTCTATTGGCAAAATGCTTGTCTCTTTTTGTTTTGTCCAAGGCGTCGGTTTTGTGACCGGACTCAACAGCGCGTTCAATCATCCGCTGCATCACCATTGCTGTTGCGAATGCATCCTCGTCGGCGCGATGGTGTTTATCACCTAGGTCAACTTCAAGGTATTCAGTAATAGCCTTCAGGCTTGTTGATGGCTTTACTATCCCGTTTCCATCAATAGTACGCGGTCCGTCTGGTGATTCAGGGCTCCACACAGGCAGGGCTAGTTCCGCAAATGCATTGGTATCTATATACCCAGATGGCCTCCAGTCGATGCCCTCAACACTCAGGGCATCTTCTAGTACGTTTTTATCAAATGGAGCGTATTGAACGCCAATTATTGAATCGCCTATGAACTCGGCAAGTTTCTGGTGGGCGGTCAACTGTGATATTTGTTCTTCCAGAAATTCATCCGTTAATGGTGAGCCATCTTGGCGTTTTAGGTTATTACGCGACCACTCACCAAGCAGTTCCCCCGGGTTTACATAGGTGTTAAATCTGTCGACAACTTTTCCGTTACGCATACGTACTGCGCCTATTTGAACTGGCATTCCACGGCCCATCAATTCGCCGAATTCATCGTTTACTAAACCAGTTGTTTCGTAGTCGAGGAAGACTATGTCTGTGTTGTTGTATCTATCTAGAAATTCTTCCCATGTGGAAACGCCGGCGAAAACCTGCTCAGCGCGACCAAGCATCGGCCCATACGCTGGCTGCCGTGGGAAGCGTGGTCTATCTCCGGACGATAGACGCAGTGAATCAACTACATCATAATTATTTTCTCCATCGAACATGTTTTTGCGCATGTATGCACCGATAGCATCCTGCGCTTGCGCCAGAACTATGTCGTCAATATTGGCATCGACAATTCGTGTTCTACCGGATGACAAACGGCTCGGCATTGATGCTTCGTCGAGCATTTTTATTACGTCATTGATATCTCCGGCAAAAATTGTGTCTCTGCGCTCATCGGTGACTCGCCCGTCAAACTTTCCTGGTAGCGGATTTATTGCATCAGACAATGCGGAACGTTGACTCGGCGATAAAGATTCTGTTTCCTCTCTCCGCTCATTAAACCGACCGATGTATAGTCGCGTAGATGAATACATCGTAAAATAAAGGTGTTTTAATAGTCGTTTTTCATCATCGTTAAGTGGTGATTCCGGGTGGTCCATAAGAGAAAACATCGCTAGGTCATTAGCCCATTCTCCATGTCTGTCAAAAGAACGGCCAATTCCGATATGGCCAAATAGGTCGTGATATTCCTGGAGTGCATCTCCAGCGATTGCCAAATCAAATTGCGCAGGATTAGTCAGTCCACGTATATATGCACCCGCAAAACCACCACTGTCATTACCCCTGACCCGTCCCGGTGCACCGCGCACAAACATTTCTTCCTTGCCAAAATCGCGGCCGACACGTCTTGCAATATCTTGAGATATAAATTTGTCCCACTTCAGCCACGCCATCAGAATTTTTTTATTCGGTAGCCCACCTTGTTTGGCTATCGATGTGCTGAATTCATCATCTGACATCTCGTCAAGTTCTTTAATTTGCTCATCTAGTGTTTTAATGGGAGTACCGGGCGCACCCCCTATTTTTTTCAATGACCTTGATAGCGCTGGATATCCGAAATCACCCATGTCTGACTGTAGAGACGGCAATTCTCCATTTTTCGTGTATGTCAGAAGGTTTGGATATTTTTCTTTTGCTTCCTCGCTCACCCAATCAAGTGGATTTGATGAATCACCAGTTACAGTGGCAACAAGATTCCCACTTCTGTCTAGCCAGGCGCTACGGGCTCTATCAAAATAGAGTGTGTGGTTTTTGGCGTATTCAATGACTTCGTCGACTACGCTTGCTGGCGGTAATTCAACATCGCGCCAATCTCTTTTATCTGGAATATGTTTTGCTATTTGTGGAATCGGCAATCCAGTTATAACGGGCATTCCATCTGTCGTAATGTGTATTGAGAGTGAATCAATTAGCTCATCTCCCAGTCCATCGGAAAATTCATCACTAAACGAACGGTTACGCTTTTCGTAAAACTCACCCAAAAGTCGTCTTACTGAATCGGCTATCGAATCAATAATTATTTCCTGTTGTTTTGGTGTTGGTGATTGGTCTAGCAAATCTTTCAGCAGAACAAAGAATCCACGAGAATCCATTGCGTTGACCACCCTGGCCACATCCGCTGCCGAGACGCCACGCTTGGCAAGAGCCGCCTCTATGCGTTCGCGACTAAACTGTGGGAAACCCAACTTTTCCCTAACATCATTTATTTTTGATATTAAACGTGCATTGCGCAGGGTTGACGCATCGGCAAGTATGCGAAACCGCGTTCCAAGTATTGGGTCGCTGGCATACGCCATCGCAAGCCATTTCGCATGCTCAAATGCAATTTTATGCTTGCCGAGAGATATGTCCTCGATATCTACCCATTCAAATTTAGAAGCATCATCTCCCGCTTGTGCAGAAAGCGATTCTTCGTAGTTAAACTTAACCGATGTTCCCGCAACCCTAACGCCATCAACAAAGCGCGGGTCCCACAATGGTGAATCAAGAATTCCAAGAATCGACACCGCATATGCGTCGGATGCCTTTAGGTTAACCTCTTCTTCCATTTCCCTAAGTGGCGTATCCGATAGTAGATTGTCTTTCTCTTCGTCGAACATCCCACCGGGGAGGGCAAGCGCACCACGGAACGGTCCGCGAGTTCTAGTAATAGTTAGTAGCTGTGCTTTCCCATTTTCATCATCTCTGATTACAACAACGTCTCCGGCCATCTGCTTGCCGGACTTTGAAAGCGACCACTCTGATGTTGCCTCAGATACGTCGTCATCGTCGGTTGATGTGTCAAAAAATAGAGACAGGTCTACTCCAGCTCTTTTAGCACGCTCAATCAGTGTTTTTTCAGCTGCGCTAGCGCCGGATGAGAGCGTTTTGGGGGGCTCGGGCGTGGGCCGTGTCTCCGCGTCTGATGATGGTGTTTGTTGCCCGTCAATACCAACCCAGACTGGCCTGGTTGTCCCTTCGTCTGCCCAGCCGTCATTGTCGGGGTCGCGTCTTGAGCCGGTTGGCGTCCTTGTTCCTGGTTTCCCACCTGTGGGGATGTCGATATCAAAACCATCCCTGCGCCCACGTCGGCGGCCACGCAGGTCGCCAATACTCGGCTTATCTATGAGCCTGGAAGCAAGGTATTTGCCAAGACGTCCCGGAGCAGCCTTCTCCTCCTGTTCGGTGAAGCGGCCAGTATGACTATCGTCTATTGGGAAATCTGGATGGTTATTATTAGAATCCATTGCCTAGTAATAATACGTTAAAATTGGCTCATTTTGTGGCTCTTTTGCTACTTTAAACGCTTTCCACATTTTGTGCAGACTTTTGACCATGGGTAAAATCTGACCATATTCATTGGGTGGTCGCATTCAAGTATTCTAGTCGCCTCTGCGTTTAATATATTCCTAATCCAGGCAGAAAGTGTTATTTGTTCAGACTCGGAAGCCTGCTTCCATCTCTCCCTTTCATATTCTGTTGTTCTGATTAAAACCTGTTTATCAGCTGGACCGTCATCGGTCTTTACAATTGGTGACACCGATTTATTTATTGTTTCGGCAACTCTAGCCATTGCTGATTCAATATTGTCATCGTTGCCGGTCATTGTTAATCCTCTGGTTCATATGAAACATCATCATATTCCTCATCCTCCCCCTCTATCGCTACTATTTCAGCATCAATTATGTCTGCACTTTCTTTTCCAAGAATTGCTTTAACTGTTTCATCCGGAAGAACGCCAGATATTGCCATAAGTTGCAATAATTTCTTGGCTTCGGATTCAGCATCAAATCCGGTGGCTGGTTGATTCAGGCTAGGCTGTCCGGCTATAACGGCACGAACTGTTTGAGTATTTGATGCCTCCACCTGAACGTTCACGTTCGTTTGCTCCATGCCGAGAAGCTTTGTCCGCCTGTCCATTATGGACAAAACCTGCTGTATTGCCTTTAGGTCTGGCTCGACTTGCATTTCTGTTCCGTCGTCAAGCACAACCCTCCGGTGTTGCGTCATGGGCCAAATTGCCTGCTGGAGGTTGTCAAGGCGCTCTAGCTCCAACCTTAAAACTTCCGGGTAGGCAAGTATTGCCTCGCGGTTCATCTTTTCAAGCTGTCTTTGTATGGCCCTTGATACGGAGGATGTTGACACCCCGAATCTCCTGGCTATCTCATTTACCGACGTGCCAGCCTGCCGCATCTTGAAGATACGCATATCGCGTTCACTCAGGAATTCTTTTGTTGTAATTGGCTTTGGCTTGTTATCGCTCATTTTGGCACATTAACCCACTCTAAAACTTCAAAGGGAAACTTAGTTCCTCTTTTCATTTTAGTGGGCCAATTGCGCTCGTCACGTGCACCACGGAAATGTCTTACATCGTACACATATGCACCCATCGCCATTGGGTCTGGTTGAAGAGAAATTCCGAATTCCGGCCAGCGCGACCAAACGGCGGAACCAAATGGGCGCAAATCCCTGGTTGTTATGCTTGTGCCAAGGGGTGCATGATGTTCAATCCATAGAGCACACCTATAGACAGTTCTTATTGTGTCCAGGTATTTTGCTATTTCTAGCGCAACAGACTCCGACGTCCTGCCACCCGGGTCAACAAATGACTTATATAACGGCCCAATTACCAGCATGTCTGGTTTAATTTCGTCCAGCGCCTGCTCGAGAATTGACCTATCCGTAGCCTTGAGAAGGTCCATTCCAGATGGTTTTGTCAGCAGGTGTGCGCTCAGGCGCGTAGTGCGACCAAGATGCATCGCCTGGGAGGCAATAGACCTCGACGTTCTTCTGATGATTTTATCCGGGTTTTCCAGGTCAACCGTGAGCGTAACTATGGGCTTCATTGGCTGAAACGAAAATGGATGGATGCCAGCCGATGAAAGTATTGCCACCTGGCGAGCCAGCATCGTTTTGCCCACACCCTCCGCCGCAACAACGATGACTCTCTCTGATTTTTCCAACAGACCGGGTATTACCCAGTCATACGTTTCCGCTGTTGCTTCTGCCAAAAAGTCGTTCCACTGAACAAGCCTTCCAGTGTCAAGGACAAAACTAACAGTTGAGCCAGCGAGTATGAGATTGCTTTTAACTATTTTCTGTTTTGTATTTAGGTCATCCCTATCCAGGAGTTCTCTTAGCCTCTGGATGGCCTGTTCTTCTGGCGATAATTCGTCTTGCGGGATTTGGGGTTGATGCTCAGTGAACGGCTCAACTTCATAATCATCCTCCTCCCCCAACTCATTCAGCTCATCCAGCGACATTCCGCCGTTAATGTGGTCTGTAATGTCTTTAAATGTCGGCGATATCCATATTTGGGCATCACATCCCGCTACGTCGAGCTCTTTTTTAACGGTGCGCGCGTGCTTAATTCCAACTTCATCATTGTCGGCAACAATTTCAACCAGCGCGCCAGCTAGGGCCTCGGTATGAATATCGAGCCACTTTCCCGCACCACCCGGCATTGTTGTGGCCACAAGGCCCATATTGGAGAGGGTGTCAGCGTCCTTCTCGCCCTCTACGAGCCATATTGGATATCCGTCCTGCTTTGCCTGGAGAACCATTGGCAGGTTGTAGAGCACCTTTGGTGTTTCGCCGAGAGACCACTCCCAGCCACCATTTCCATCTGGCTTACGCTGTCTAAAAGTCTTTTTTCCATCCTCGTCGATATAGCGCAATTTTTGGAATAGTAACGCTCCGTGCTCGTCTAAATAGTCATACGATTCAACAAATTTTGGTTTTGACTGTGGGGTCGCACTCCGCACCTGTTGCTCCACTGCACGCGGAGCTGGGGGCGGGCTCTTGGGTTTCGGCACACTTTGGGGGTTTGCATCCCTATCCGGCACCATTAGGTCAGACACCTTAAGTCCAACTGCTGAACAAATCTCCTCGACGTTGCAGGAAATTCCGCGATGGCAGGTGACCAGAACACGCCCGTCATCCCCCTGTCCTATTGACAGCGATGGATTGCTATCGTCGTTTCTGCATGGACAGCGGGCAACCCAGCCAGCCCCAGCACGCCTTACGCCGTCTAGGCGGGATAGAAAGTTTTCTGTCTGGTCAGAAATATCCAATTTTGATTCACCGGCTAGGCAGTATAGATGCTGATAGTACGCAATTGGATGTTGAGTCGGCGCCTAAGCACCTCTCGTTCACGCTCTGTTTTTCCGCCCCAAATCCCATGCGCTTCATGGTGGAGCGCATAGTCAAGGCACTGACGACGGCAGTGGCACGTATTGCAAATTTCTATCGCCTTGATGGAGTTTGCCCGCGCCTTGCGATAGCTCTCTTTATAGGTGGGCGATTTATGGTCATCTGCCCTGGGGAACCAAATGTTTGTGTCATGGCCAACACACGCACCGTCGGTTGGTGGTTTGACGGTCTCTGATGAATTCACGATTAGTTTTCCCTTCTCGTCGTGCTGTCCGCACAGACTAGCGATTATCGGTGGCGCGCGCCACATCCTGCGCGGAAAGATAAATTGTTGCGCTTCGAATTTGAAGATTTCCAGCAACGTCCTCCACGGAAATATCTACAGCATCGAGCGGAACACCGAATCTGATAGAGATTGCGGCGCGTGTTTTCTCTATCTTTACTTCTTCATCTGCAAGGCTCGGCTCTACTGGGGGAAGCGGTGCTATGCGCACAAGCGCCTTTATTTCTTCATTTTTTTGCTCTGCGCGAAGGCACCAAACACACGCTATTTCGCCAGTTGTTGCTGCGCGCTTTCTGCTTTCAGCATGACCGCACGAAAGGTGGTGGACGTAGGAGACATTGCCCCATCCGCCAGTTTTTTCAATGCTTGTTATTTTTCGACGCGGAGCTTTTCTATGCTCGGTCGTCACAGCGCAGTTAGTCTACTTCGACTTCTTTGGCCGAGAGAAAAGTCGCTTAATAAACCCCTTGGCCTTAACCGTGTCAACGCGGATTTCATTGTCGGATGACGAATCGAAGGAAATACCAACCTTGCTTAGCGCCTCGCTGACAATCGGGTCTACCAGTTTCGCGTGAAGTTCGTGGGCGGCCTCGTGGAGCGCCGTGTCCTCATTCACTGCCTTTGGCTCAGCCTTTTTCTTCGGAGCAGCCTGCTTCTTGGCCGGAGCCTTCTTTGCAGCCTGCTTCTTTGCAGCGGTCTTTTTTACAGCCGCCTTTTTGGCTGGGGTATTTTTTGCTGTCTGTGGTTTTTTGCTATTTGCCATGCCGGTCACAATAGTCGGGCAAAAACGCCGGGTGGTGTCAATTTATGTATCAAACTTTCGGCATCACTACATCTTTTGACTATTGTTTTGATTGTTTAGATTTAGTATCTAACATGTGGATGGATATTTTGACGACATAAGCAAAATGGCGCTCGCCCTGACGTCTGCCCAGATGGCAAAAGACGATGCAGTCAAGGAACACGGGCCGGGCGAAGACCTCTATATTCACTTTCTTGGGTGGATTGAGGATTCCTTAGTCGTAATTTGTCAAATGAATGATGAACTTTCAAAAAAAACACACGATGAAAAACTCGTTGCTAGCTATGAGCTTTGCTCCACGCTCAGGTCCATGTGGTGGATAGATGCGGTAACAATGGTATCCGAGGCCTATTGTTCCCTTGACGAAAACAAAACTAAGGGGCTTGAGTTGGCTGAGGCTTTTACAAATTCCGAAATGCCAGTCCTGGAGTGCATAGCCATAAACCACGCGTCAATACAAACCCCAGGCGGGGTTGGTCCGGTGTCGATGGTTGCGGCCCCCTACAAGGTGATGGCTGGCAGGACGGTTCAGTGGCTCGATTCTCTTGTCTACCCCGAGCGGGCTGAGGAATTTATTCGTCAAGCCCGTTACCCATCGATGCTGCGCAAATCGCTGATGGAACCGCCATCCGGGGATGCGTCTGACACGTCCTTCAGCGAAGCCAGGGATGCCATTTATGGTATGGGATTTCTGATGCAAGAATTCGCTTAGTGGTATTATTTTATATGCCTTTTTACGACAGCCCTGGTTTTAACCCTCCAGAAAAATTTGTTGATTCTAAGGGCGTTGAATTTCTTCGTGCGACAAGAAATCCATGTCCAGTTTGCGGGCACCCAACCGGCGACTGCACTGGCACGACTGGCCCACCAACTACCGTTTTTGGATTTAACACAAACTCGACCCTGGATGAAAAAACAACCTTCTATCTTGAAGAAGATTATTATGAGGAGCGCGAGCTTGTAGCGGGATTGAGGACCAAGGTGCTTATCCACAGGAAAGGCAAACATATTCCGTTTGCGGTTGCAAAAGAACTGGGCCTCATCTAACCAACAAATAAATTCAAACAGGTCTCGACTTTTTCAGTATTCTCGTATGGGTTAAACTCGTGTCTCCAGGTATTATCGCCACTCCATTCAAGCACCCAAGGATAAGAAAAAGTGAACATGATTAGTGACTCGTTTGTTTCAAATTACGCCCAGCGCCCAATCCCGTGGGGTTTTAACGGGATGGGAGAAATAGTATTCCTGCGTACATATAGCAGAACAAAAGACAATGGCACCATTGAGACATGGGGCGAAACTGTTCAGCGGGTCATAAATGGGGCTGTCGAGATTGGTGTCCCGTACACGCAGAGCGAGGCCGAAGAGCTTTTTGACCACATGTATAACCTGCGTTGCTCAATGAGTGGTAGAGCGCTATGGCAGCTCGGCACCCCAATGGTGCAGAAATTTGGCGGAGCGTCACTGAACAACTGTTACTTCACAAACATTGAAAAAGTTGAGGACTTTGAGTTTCTTTTCGACTACCTCATGCTTGGTGGGGGCGTTGGATTTTCCGTAGAGCGCGCAAAAATTCACGACCTTCCGAAGGTCAAGGCTGGGGTGACAATTACACATGAACGCACAAACGATGCTGACATAATCGTGCCGGACTCGCGTCAGGGCTGGCGTCGACTACTCCATAGCGTGCTCAAGTCATACTTCGACACCGGCAAGTCATTTAGTTACTCCACGATACTCATCCGTGAATACGGTGCTCCACTCAAGTCCTTCGGGGGCACCGCCTCTGGGCCTGGAGCTTTAATCGACGGCATAGCTGATATCTGCAAAGTAATGGATAACCGTGTCGGAAAGAAACTGAGGTCAGTTGATGTTTTGGATATTTGCAACATTATTGGTCGCATTGTTGTTTCCGGCTCGTCTAGGCGGTCGGCACAAATAGCGATGGGCGACCCCGATGATGTTTTGTTCCTTCGGGCAAAGAACTGGTCTACTGGCTCCATTCCAGGCTGGAGGGCAAACAGCAATAACTCGATTTACGCCGATGGGTTCGATGAGCTTCCGACCGAACTGTGGCGCGGCTACGACGGCTCGGGCGAACCATACGGGCTCGTGAACAGGAAACTAGCCCGCACATATGGCCGTCTTGGCGAAAAGAGACCAGACCCATCAATCGAGGGTTTTAACCCCTGTGCCGAGATTGCGCTAGCCGACGGTGAATCGTGCAACCTTGCAACGATATTTTTGCCCAACGTCGAGTCCCTCAAGCAACTGCTGTCCATCTCTCGTTTGCTATATATGACCCAGAAGCACATCACCAGGCTTCCATACCCGTACGAAAAGACAACATCGATTGTCAGACAGAATGCCCGCCTTGGTCAGAGCATCACTGGCGTACTGCAGTCTTCTGAGCGCCAGCTTGCCTGGCTGGGTCAGACATACGAGTATCTCCGCGACTTCGACAAGGAATATAGCGAGAAGATGGGATTCCCGCAGTCTGTTCGGATTACCACCGTTCAGCCGTCCGGAACACTCTCTCTGCTTCCTGGCGTTACTCCGGGTATTCACCCTGCATACGCCCCTTACTATATACGTCGGGTCAGATTCGGCTCTAACGACCCCCTGGTTGACGCCTGCAGGAAGAGGGGCTACAAGGTTGTGTGGGATATAGGCATAGACGGCCGAGAGGACCATTCGCGTTACGTGGTCGAGTTCCCCTGCATGTCTCCGGACGGGTCAATTCTGGCATCGCAGATGACCGCCGTAGAACAGCTTGAGTGGGTCAAGAAGATGCAGACGGAGTGGGCCGACAATGCCGTGTCTGTAACTGTTTATTACAGAAAAGACGAGCTTGACAGCATCAAGGAATGGCTCTCAAAGAACTACGACAAAGGCGTTAAGTCTGTGTCTTTCCTTCTCCACAGTGACCACAACTTTGTTCTCCCCCCGTACGAGGAGATAACAAAAGAGGTTTATGAGAAGACGGTAGCAAAAATCGACTTCACCGTCCCCTTGGTGCAGTCCACATTTTCTGGCGAGCTCAGTCTTGATGATTGCGCTACTGGGGCTTGCCCTGTAAAGTAATCCTGCCAGCCCTGGTGGCTCAATGGATAGAGCAACAGACTTCTAATCTGTGGGTTGTAGGTTCGAGTCCTACCCAGGGCGCCAAGTGACGTACAGCACGGAAACGGTGCACGGCGCGGGTTTATATACGTGCCACAATTTATGCTCGTTTAGACCGTGGAGGAAATCGGTAAATATGTTCAGAAGTGCTTTTTTTAACGCCAGAAAATCAATAAGAAATAGGGATATCTGTATTGTGTCGGCAGTTAGCCCATTGTTTTTCTAAACCCTAGGCAACTTCTTTTTCCGTCTCTTCTTCATCTGCGCCGCCGCTGTCTTCATCCTCTTGATGCGCAGGTCGCTATCAATTGGTATGTATGAATCTTCCCTTAACCTTGACGGTGCATAGTTCATCATCTTTTTTCTGATTGCGGTTCTGACAAAGAACTCCTCGGAAAATTCGTCGTCTTCCTTTTGGATTATCAGGTCATGGATTGAGCCTATGCCCATAAGGTCCTTGGCATCCATGTCGTTCGGTATATATCCGCCTGTGAAAAATATATCTTTACGTATAGAAATAAAATCTTCTGACTTCTTTTGTTTTTTTGCTTTTCCATATCGTTCGAGTAGCCGGCGACCTTTAGCGGCAAGCTTTGCAGCATCTTCCATATTCTTCGGCACCGGTTCGCCCCATGCGGCAGCAGAAAGGGCGAGTCTTGTTGCTCGTCCCTTTTCATCTTTCATCGGTCCCGATGGGTTTGTGAAAAAACGAGTTAGGAATGAACCTTTTCTTCTCATTTTTTCCGGCGTATTTGCGGGACCGCGAACTCCTGGCTTAAGGTTTGCTCCTTCTTTTCTTTTGAAGTACGCACGCCCAGCAGCAGTTAGCCCGCCCTTGGGGTCGCGCAGAACTGGCTTTTTCGAGCCCTTGACCATAAGAGTCTCGCCGTAGGCCTTGTTTAGAACCGCAGAACTGTAGTACTCATCAAAAATGGGCATCATTTCGTCGTACTTGAGCTCCACCATTGATTGCTCTGCTATTTGAGCAAGCTGCTCTTCTACGTCAACAAGTTCCGATATTTCCATTAACTTTTGAAATGCGGTTTCGACGTCGTCATCGTCTGATTTGATTTTTATTGACAGAATCTCCATATCACGCAACTCATCATCAAGTGACTTTTCTTCTTTCTCCTGCGTGATTGGACCGCCGGTAATCCACGCATCGCAGGTTCTCGATGAGGCGCACTTAAAATCGAATGCTTCGCAATAGCCCAGGTCTCCTGCCTTTATCGTATCCCACGCACTGTCACCCTCTTCGTTTCCCAGACCACCCTTAATGCATCCAATCATTCTTTCGGTTTTGATAAAAGCTGCACAATTACCGCATATTGATTTCTTTGCACTGCTTGTCGAAACATCCCAGCGTTCAGCTTTCTTTTCCCAAAATCCATCATTTGGCTCGGCTGGATTTAGTGGGCCGTAGGCGGCTGTTTTTATCGCCTTTTCTCTGTTTCTTAAATTTACGGCAACATCAGTTGTTGCCGGTGGGCATTTTTTTGTTGCCATCTACTTCTCCGAAACTAAACACATATGGTGCGCTTTAAAAATATTACAGCAAAAGGCAAAGGCCCCCGTCACACTCCATGGTGGAGATAGACGGGGGCCTGAGCCCTAGCCGTTCTTAGCTATCAGGCGGATGGAGCCTCGTCGAAGTCGACCTTGACGAAAGCCTCCGGGCGCTTGACAGCCAGGGCGAGACGCTGCTCGGCCAGGATGACAATCGCGTTCCTGATGAAGAAGTCTGAGTGCTGCTCAGAGATACGGATGCTGGCCTGCTCGCGGTCATACAGCTGTGCGCCGGTACCGAAGGCACCAACCAGGGCCGTGCCCTCGGTCATTGCCGGCGTGTCGACGATTGGCATTCTCCAGACGCGTGGCTCGCCACCCATTGCGACAGAAACCGCGATGAGGTACTGGCCATTCTCGTCCTTTGTCAGCTCGATGTCCTCCCAGTCATTCGGGTGCAGAACGATGCCTGACGGCTCGTAGTACGCGAGGAATGAGAGTGTCGCGGCACGACGCAGAGCATCAGCCTTTGTGTCCGCAACCGGGGTAACCGCACCCGACGACCATGCATACTCCTGAATGTTCGGGGTATTTAGAACGCCGAGCAGGTTCTCGCCGACACCGTCGCCGTTGAGGATTTGGTTATCCTCAAGAAGGCGTAGGCCGTACATGAGCTCGTTGTCGATGATTGACCGTAGCTGTGGCTCGTCCGCAAGAACGTTCCGGTGTGCAGCCTCCCAGTGCGCGAGGGTGCGTACCGGCGCCTGCTCGCCAACGAAGGCGAAGGACGACTGCGGCTTGAGGCCAAACGCTGTGTTGCCGGCATTACGCTCAGCAACCGAAGAAGCCGAGTTTGTGCCATGACCAGCCTGCAGCGTGGTGAAACCGAGCTGACGGAAGTACTCGATGACAGCAGCAGTTGTGGTGCGAACCGGGAAGAGGTCGCGAACGCGCTTTGTGCGCATTGGCGGCGTTACCATCGGGTCGCGCTGAACTGTGCCGAACGAGCCGAGCCGGCTACCGGTGACATCTGTTGTTGGCAGAGCTGAATAGACGTCCTTTACGTTGTAGCCAGTTAGCGAAACGCCGGCCTGCCACGGGGCGGCCATGTTTGCGCCATTCTTGCCGTTCGCAAGTGACTTGAACTCTGGTGAATCGAGGAACATTGCGCCAATGCTCTTGATTTCACGAGATGTCAGCTGTGTTGCCTCGGCGGCAGCAGCAGCATATGCTGACGAGACTGACTCGCCGGCCGGCTGTGATGACCAAGAGTCAACACCGCTCATCTCCTGAAGGTCTGAAAGCAGTGACTTGATTTCCTTGATGTCACGCATGTTCTTGTCGAACGCTGTCTTCTGCTCTGAGGAAACGACTACTGTGCCGTCCTCAATCTTGAATGAATCAGCGATGGTCTTATTGTCTGCCATCTTCTGACGAAGAGCTGATTGTAGCTCATCTATACGGGCCTTGTCTTCCGACATGGGTACTCTCCTGTTTTTTTGAATTTTGGATGTTGCTGTTTTGGTGGCTTAGGTAAGCACCCAGCCCTGCCTAGTAGTCAAAAATAACAGATTCTTGACGCACATTTATGCAACTAATACAATTTCATAATTATAGTGAGTCAATTAATATTGCGACTCGATAAGCTCTCTGGCGATTGATTTTTTTCTGGTAAATAGTTTTTTAGTTTTATCAACAAGAACCGTGCGGACTGCCTTCTCCATGTCGCGCTTTTTCTTGTTTTCTGAATTTCTTCTACCGAGTGATGTTGAGCCGGTTCTATTGGCATAATCGCTCATGTTTGTGCATGGCATCCAAACAGTGCGGCCAGTTTTGCTAACTCTTCTGCTTATTCCTATACAGCCAATTTGTCTAGAGCGTGCCCTTGCTGACTCGGGGTCCATGAAAACGTCTTTATCGTTTTCCCTTACATATTCTGGCCCGACGCTCTTTTTTTCAATGCCCGACTGCTCTTGGGTTTCTTCTGAATTGGGAGATGCTTGATATGTATCAGACTTACCTGCAAAAAGATTTCCCGAAACTAAGCCACCATTTGGTCCAGGTATTGACTCAATTCCCATAATTGGCTTCTCGCCGAGGTCTTCCCAGTCGCGCTTTCTTTTTTTTATTCGCCCTATTTGTGTTCTTTCTGTGTTGTCAGATTTCTTTGTGCGGCTAGAAGAGTAGCCGGGCACAACCGACCTCCATTTTGATGTCTCAGCTGTATCTGACAGTCTCGCCAGCTCCTCCATGCTTGCACACGGCATCCAGTTTCCGTCGTCGTTTTTGTGCGCGCCAGAACACCCAATTTCAGAAGCAGCCCGAAGCGCCTGCAGTTTTGTAACAAGTTCTTTTTTCATTACGGGCCCCTTAGGACAAAAATCTACTGATTGTTGATTTTATTTCGTTTTCTTCTCTTGATATTTGTACAAGAACTTCTGCTCTTCTTGCAGCGCGTCGGGAAGTTGATGCTGATTTATTGAGAGTTTTCTGTTTCATGGCGCGCCGTATTGTTCCTGTTCCCCATTGAGATATAAAATTTGATACAACTGCGTTTAAGCCATCGAGTGACTTAGATGCAACAATTGTATTGTTTCTTGGATTAAATGACATTGATTTTTGCTTCATTTCCGTCAGCATTTTTTTCTGCTTTATGTGCTTTTTAAACATCGCGGCCTTGAATGCGACAGCCGATGTCTTTGTGTCGGAAAATCTGTATCTATTGATTTTTATATCTACAACCGACATTTTGGGGGGATTTTTCATTGTGCTCTTCAGAACTTTTCTGTCGCGCAGTCGCTGCCCGGAATAAAAATTATCTGGTGCTCGCAATTCGTGGTCATCGAGGGATTTTGTATTGCCGTTAAATTTGATTCCAGAAACCTGCTCAAGTGCTGGCGTTAGTTGATGGAATCCAGTTGACACAAATCCAGCCGGGAGAAATTGTTCAATTATTTCCCCATCCCTATAGCATGACGATAATAGTGATTCGCCATATGTAGTTAGTGATTTGCAGATGGTGGAGTCGCCATCCTTGACTATCATTACATGCGGACTATTGCGCACGGCGTCTTTAATTATTGCTATTTGCTTATTCACCTGTTCCCCCAATGATTGAACGAAGGACGTTTTTTTGCGTGCGCAATATATCTATTCGTGACTCGATAAGCCTGGTCACAATATTTAGGTGAATTCTTTCTCCATCAGAAAGCCCATACCGGCCGTAATCGTTTGCAAGCCTAGACGGGTCGAACGTTCTTGCTTTTTGAATTAACTGATTGATAAGTCTAATGAAAGCGATTCTTTGTTGTGCCTTAAGTGCCTGATAGTATTTTGAGTAATCCGGAGTTATAGAACCAGTATAAAACTCGCGAATATTCATCTTTGTTCGTTTTGTGATTTCTATTTTCGATAAATCAATTAGCGAAGATGAGGTATTGTCCGCAACTGTTCCCCTTATGCCATCTGGAGTATCGAGTGCGTATATTGACGTCATGGGCCTTTCTCTTTGGTCAGTGAGAAAGTCGGCAATCATTATTCTTGCGACATCATCGGGTGAAATGTCTTCGAATTTTGCGTTTGGATTAAACGTTGAACCAGGTATTACGCCCTCAACGTCCTGACGAAGATACTTTCTCTTATCCCCGGGCTTGCCAAGGAAAATTACATCCGGTGATTCAAGGCCAAGAAACTGCTGTACGTCAGATGAAAATCTTTCCGCCAAGTGTTGGTACTTCGCTGGCCTGTCATACATAAAAAATTTTGATTGGCCGGAGACTATTGCGGTTATATTGTCGGATAAACGCTGTTTGCGAATCTCGTTTGACCTCTGCAGTACTTGGGCAAGAAGTGACGGCTCGATGTCGGCAAAACTTCCGCCCTCTGATATGTGCTGCAGTGCTTCATCTATATTTGTAATTAATTTTCTTCTAGATGAAAATGTTTCTGTTTGCCTGGCGCTTCCAACGCCATCACCAGGAGATTTTATGTTTTTTCTGTTTCCCCACAGAACACTCGCCCATTTCGGCATTTTCCCGACTTTTTCATTTGGATTTTTTACGCCTATGAAATTTTCTGAATAGGAGAGGCCGTCGCCTATTTCCTCGGCAACATTTCTTAGACGAATTGTCGGGTCGGAGCTGTTTGGTATCTGCTGTGCCGTCGCAACGGTTCTTCCCAGCTTTCGTCTTTCACCAACTTCTAGTGCCCGTGCTTTTTCTAGTGTAATTGTTGAGCCACCGGGGAGAACATATATAAGCGATTTAACTCCAGTATTGGAAAGCAAGCCAAGTTCATCCGTGCCTATATCTTTTGGAGAAAGCGCCGTCATCAAAAACGATGCGCCCTCCATGTCTCTGTTATCGGGTATTGCACGCAATACGCTGTTGGGGACCACTGGCTCTAGAACAAAACCATCTTTTCTAATCATTCTGCGAACTTTTTCGTTTGACGTTTTTGCATATTGGCCCATTTCTTTAACCGCAGAAACAGCGCGCGAGGACCTTAGATTTGCATTTTCATTTCCGACTCTTGGTATCTGCGGTGCGCGTGATTGAATAAGTACGCTTGGTGCAACTCCGCCAGTTATAGTTTGACCAGATGTTCGCGATGGCAATCCCGATGTGAGTGCCCTTCGGGCTGCGCCTATCGCTGCACCAAGTGCCGACGGAATGGCAAAAAGCTGTTGGCCGCACGTAGAAAACCTATTGTCTGTAAATCTTCCGCCGTATTGGTACCCCTCTGGGCACCTGTGAGCTCTGTTTTCACCAGGACGTGAGCCACCGCGTCTCCCCCCGCCAAATCCCGGGGTAACAGCTCTATATCCGGCAGAGCGAACGGGCGAACGAACCGGCCCCAAATCACCGGGTGTCAAAACGCTTCCAATTGTGCTTGCTATTTGACGCAGGGTATTAGCTTTGAACATTATTTGGCTATCTCTAGAGGAGATAGTTTTCCTGCGCGTGTTTCCATTTCTTCTAGACAGCGCTTTATAGTTGATTAAGTTGGCGCCACGCGCGCTCATCCCGCGTATATGGTCAATATACTCTTTAGACGATATATCGGCGACAATATGCCGTGAGGCATTTAGTATGACGCTGTCGCAGCACTCCTGATTACCAGCCATCGCTACAGCACTCCTGCTCAAGCGACTTCGTTTTATTTACTTTTGAGTAAACAGCAGAACCGGTGTCATCCTCTCCCTCTACCTGCCAATTTTCGTCGTCGCGTAAATACTTCGCAAAATCAGGTTCCATTTCAATAAATTCAGCAAGTACATCGCTGGCATATTTAATATCAGCTTCAGTAACTACCGGTGATAGCCCCTTGTAATCAAAATATTCATCTGTGTAAAAAAACCAATCAGACATATCTTGCTGTTCTGATTTTGATGAATTTTTAACCACGTTTTTGGGTTTTTTACCCCTGAGTGATGCCGCAAATTGCGAATCAGTCCAGTTGGTCATTTTCCGTAATTTTTTTCTGCAGTTTTTCATTCCTGGGTGATGGCACCCTTCATTAGGCCAGAGACCAGTTGTTTCATGGTGCAACCAAGCACAAATATTGCTAAGCGGATATAGCTCGGGGGGGTTTGCCAGGATGACGCGGCATCTCCTGAAACCACCGGGCTTTTTCATAATCGGCCTCCAATAGCGCAGTAGTCGCTCTAGGTTTCCGCGCCTTGGCCCGTAGCCACGAAGAATGTCGCCAGTAACCAGCTCCTGTGGAAGTATTCCGCCCAGCGGGTCAGCTTTAATATCTTGTTCGTATTCCACTAGAAGAGACCTTCCTCGAGTTTATTTAAAAGAACTATTGCAGTCCAGGCATCTTTTCGCTCATTTATATTTTTATAATAAAATGAGTTATCATCTAACTGTATCATTTCGTCGCAGCATCCGTTAAGAATTCTTTTAGTTACAAATCTATTTACTGCGTCATTTTTTTGCTGAAGTTTCCTTCTATTGGTGCCAAGTGTTTTATTGATAACAACATCTTCTAGCAAGGAATCTTTAATGGGCCTTGTGCGCTCAACAAATGTGTCATACCACGCCCCCTTTGCAATATTTTGTGGTTTATCCCATAGAAACCTATGAAATCGGGTATTCCGAATTTTTGTGATGTTGGGCGCATTAATACAGAAATCAAGAAAATTTGTATAAATCACAGAGCCATTTGGTTTTTCTATCGCCAGATTTGGTTCATCATTTGAAGCATCAGCAATGAAGTAAAGTTTATTGCTGTCGGTTGAACCAATAAGTACTGCTTGCATGAATTATGCCGACCTTCCAACTAGTTGCGGTATGCCGGGTTTGCGCATTTCTTTTAATAATTTTTCTGCTTCTTCTTTTATTTCCCTGGCAATATTTTGATTGAGTATTTTTTCAACCTTATCGGACGGAGATGCATTTTTTCTGTACGAGCGGGGGTCGTTTATGTTTATTCCGTCCGGATGAGCAAATTTTACATTTGGGAATCCGATGTCGTTTAACTCTTTTTCGACACGCTTTGCCGTTCTGTATCTCCTCAGCGCAAGCATGCTTTCCGTGGTTATTTTATTTCCTAGACCCATTGAATAAAAGTATTCGATTTCTTCCTGGGAAAATCCAGCAGCTCTTAGGCGGGATGCGATGGTTTTATTATTAACTATGTCGCTAATGTCCTCATTATCCGCCATTTCGGATATCTTGGAGAATGGATAATTTACTTGGACTATTTCGTCCTTATCAAATCCACCCAAAATTTGAGCCCTCAATACATCGTGCGTAATATCGTCATCACCATTTTTACCAATTACTTGGTTCATTTTTGAGCGATTTCCAGTTTCAATAGAACGGCTAAAACCGGTTATCGCATTTATTGTATTTTGTTTACCATCTGGCCCGTCAAAATTTAATAGAGCGTCAGACACGTCATCCTTGTTGGTTGAATTCAGCAAGACTGGCCTATGGGATGAACGCGCAGACATTCCACGACCATAGGCGGTTCTGTTGGCAACAGACGGATGTAAAACTAATTCAATTTCGCCAAACGCACTAAGACCGTCTCCAACTATGTCCTTATCACCAATCTCAAAAATTGCGTCGTCGTTTACGTTTCCGCGTCCGGCTTTAAGTGCGTCCTTACGTTTCTGTGCCAGTTGTGAACCATGGACGACATAACCAACGACTGGCCTATTTGAGTCGTCAGAGTTTTTTGGTATTCCAATTCTCTGGTTATATTCACGTACTAACGCTTTTATTGCGTCATCATTTGGATTAACCTTATATTCATTTCCAAGACCACGGTCAGTACCCCTCTGTCTTGGGCCGTCATCATTTATAATAAAATCAATGTCCGCATAGGAAGAACCCATGGTTCTGCCAGTTGATTCGTCAATAATCGGTGACCTTGTTTGACCGGTCGTTCTGCGTCCAGTGGCGCCACTTGAAAGTCTTCCCCCTACTGCAAATGCTGGCGCCCTTTCGCCTCTTGCAAACTGCTGTTCTAGCATCCTCTCTATTTGTCTTTCAGAAGCTGTATTTTTGCGCCCAACCTGCTGGTCCCTATAAGACTGTCTCACAGACAAACCGATAGATTTGGGATTTACATATGTCCCTTTGGCGTATTTTTCATCCACCCTCAATGGTGTGTCGTTAACTAACTGCAACATGCTTGCATTTATGTCTTCTTCGTTTATTGAAGTAATTGAAGAAGCGTCTCCTTCGAATTTTCTCTCAATTCCAAGTCGAGCTTCTTTTATGCCCCAGTGGTCTTGGAAAACTTTACCGAGTGTAAGCGCTTCAATAATATTTGTCTGCACTTCATTGACTTGAATTTCTAGCTCAAGCCCCCGCTGTGAAAGAACTTGGTTAGCTACTGTAATTCCTATTGCGCGGTGATGTCCATCTAATATATATCCGTCGCTCGTTGTCAAAATCGGCTGCATGAACCATTGTTTGTTCATTATTTCCCTATACCGAGCTATATATTCTGGCGTTCCGGGAGATAAACCTTCCGCTTTTAGTGTTTCTAAAGTTTTATCTACTTCATCAAGTATCTGTTGGTTTGTTTCGTCAACCTTTGAACCGACTAGCTCCATCTGTGATGGGCTCAAGTCCTCCATTTTTACACTTTTACGTATTACCGCATTCCGGCCGTCATCTGTTTTTATTGTTTGGCGTAGGTAGTCAATAAATTGCGATTCGAGGTTTACTTCTGTATTTTGCCAGTTCGCATTTGCGTAAAGCCATTCTTTTTCTTCTGTGCTAAGGGATGCAAAACCACTTTCGGTATTACCACGCATTATTTGTTGTGTTTTGGCCGGGTCGTTGTCATTACGAACGTTATGAACTTCACCCATTACGGCATGTATTACTGCACGTTTTTGGTTTTCACTCAGTTCTTCACCTGGTTTTAATTTTCCTTTTCCAATTTGTTTTGTTGTCTCTTTTGCAATTTCTGCATCAATTTTGTCTTTATAGCGAACCACAAAAGATGATGGCGGTTCAGATATGTCTCCCTTTTTTGCTTCCCACTTACCGGCGGCACGCCCATCTTTGAGCATTCGAATTGCCATTGTGCTAGACCCAAGTGACCGGCCATTGACTTGTGGCATATCTTCGCGCTTTATACCGAGATGCTCAGAGCAGAATATGTTTGTTTCCGGGCTATAAAGCTTACATAGGTCGGCTTGAAATTTATCAACAAAATTGTCTTCCAGCTCTTTTATAAGAGCGGCTTTCTCTGAATCTGTTTTGTCGGCCCACCCGTCTATTTTTTCAATTTCTGCATCGCGCCATTCGCGCCAAGGTCGCGATTCAGTTGATATTAAGTCCTTGGCACTTCTCTCAACTATTTTCTCCAACTCTTCTTGTGATTGTTGCGTCAGGATTGTTCCTCCTGATTTAATTTCGACATGGTGACCATGCATCATTAGGGCTAGGGCTGTTGGCACATCATCGGTTTTGTAAATGCGCTCACTATTCATACCGATTGATTTTTGTGGGAGGATTTTTACCGATGGTAAATCCTTCAATATTTCATCTATTTGTTCTTGAGTTAAATCGTCGAATGTCAACAATTTTCCACCAGCGGGCTGTCTATCTGATAGCTCAATTAACTTATTCGATATTTCAGACCAAACTCCAGCGGCGCGTTCGGCTGTCAGCTGTACTCGTTTTTTTCGCTCCTCGACAGTTGTGGGTACGGGTGATGTTTTTCCAGATGAAAGCCGGCCAGCTTCGGCTGACCTGATTCTCGACGCCATTCTGCGCGACATGCCACTATCGGGTTGTGCCGATTGACCATACCTAATTGAGCCAGTTTCGCCCAGCTTTCTGAGCTCTGTATCATTTATTCTTACTCTAACTTTTCTATCTAGACCCATGTGGTGAACAAATGCTGCATCCTCAATTTGTTTCTGTATCTGTTCTGACCCAGCTAGTGAACCACCGGGTAACAATGTTCGGTCTACTTCTTTTATGCCATTTTCAAAACGTTGCTGTCTTAATCTTGCACGGCTTTGCCTATTCGTAAACCCGCCAAACAATGAATCAAGGTATTCATCTGCCTCATCAAATAAACGCCCCCGTAGTGGGTCTGTATCAATTTCGTCTAGAACGGACTCGTCGCCCAATGAAAATTCGTCGAATGACTCACCAAATGAGCCACCAGAGTCAATTAACGAACCAAGTACATCCCTGTTTGTAGAACGTATTTCCTCGCCCGACCTATCTCTACCGCCGTCCATTGTTCGTCCAGAGCTGAGCCGTCCAGACGTGTATTTGCTGACAACCGTGCCAACCCTTCGGCGCTGTCCCCTTCTCCAGATAACATCATCATCGCCACTTTCAATGGCGTTTAGCATTGTTCCAAGCACTTCATCTGTGCTTTTTTGCGATACAAATTCCGCCCTTATTGTTCCATCACTGTCTCTACCGACTACACGCAATCTTCCTGGTGGCATAACAAATGACTGTTCAGCATCTTTTCCTGCTTTGGGGAAAAGCCCCCTATCACCCTCGTTGACCTGAATAATTACTCGCCTTTTACGTCGCCATGTTTCCCTATCGGCAACCTCACCACGCGGGATGCGTGTTGGGACGGTTTCATCTGTGATAACCCTTCCCGTTACAAACTGTTCAATGTCAATTTCTTTTCCGACTGCTTTTCCTTCAAATGCGCGTGGTGCAAACTCAACAACCGCCTCAACGTCCATTGGCTCCCTGGCCCTTGAAACTTCCATTGACTCAAGTACCGGTATTAATATATTTTTTACCTGGTCATCTAACGCTGCTTCTTCAGCCGACGCTGTATCCACTGGTAAGCCAAGGCGCTTGAGTCGTGCATTTCTTCTGTTTATAGCACGACCGCGCCTAACAGCTTGCGGAGAATCAATAAATTGAATGATGTCGCTTGATTGAAAATCACCAGCCTCAACTATTGCTTTCCGCTGTTCTGGTGTCAATTTTCTGGCAATAGATGCTCGTTCTCTTTTTGCCATGTCTTTTGCGTCATCGGCTGTATCAAAAATGCGAGCTTCTCTGGGGGCTGGGTGAAGAATGGCTTCAATTTTTTCGTCTAGTTCTTTTCCAATCCGCGCCCTTGTTCTGGAATCACCGCTTGACCTAAGGGACTCGATGTATGCACCCTTCATTATGTCTAGTTCTTCTGCGGCTTTAACTACTTCTGGAGATGTTTTGTCCATCCGCGACATCAGTATTTTGTGGTCGACAATTTTTTTAACTATGTCATCTGGTGAAAGCTTTGACATTCCATCCCTGAGGTCATCAAGGTGTGCCTCTCTGGCTATTCTGTCAAGCTCCTCTGGTTCGTACATTCCACGGCTTCGTCTTATGGCTGTAACGTTCTCTTCAAAACGGTCCATTTCGGACCGTGCGCCGATGCCGTACTTCTTTCTCCACGCTTTTCCTGCCCTCTTGTACTTCTCCTCGTAGAAATCAATATCGCGCCGCGCTTTATTTATTTCAATCCTTGCAATATCACCAGCATCGGGTCCACCCGAGCGGGCGGCATCTTCTGCCGATTTAAGACGTGCGCGGGCTGAGTCGATTTGCGCCCCAATTATTGCTGCCTCTTCAAACATTTCTTCTTCATCAAATGCAGCAAAATCTGCCTCAAATACGTCTAGCTCGTCCCGTCTCGATGCTACTTCTCTTGCGATTGCATCTGCCTCCATTGCATCGAGGTCATCTGGCGCAATGTCGCCAACATCTGTTGGGTCAGCAGGGTCAATGGAGTCATCGTCAACTCCATACAGGCCACGCAGGCGTTTTACTAGCCCTGCCCGACGAACTGCATCTTCTTCGGCAGACTGTGCCTCAACGTCGTCCATCCACTCAAGTGCTTTATCTATGTCTTCGCCGTAAATAAGTCCAGCTTCCCGTAGGGCCCAAAGTTCTGCCGCTGCCTCAAGTGCCCAGACCTCGCTTCCCTCCCTAGTGGAAAGAGCGGGATAATTACCAGCCAGTGGTGCGACGTCCTTGATGCTTTCCATCGCATTCTTGATGTCGGCAACATTTACATTATCTGCAACATCTTGCATAAGCCTTGCTAAGTCGGCATTATTAAGTTGTCTTATGTCGGTTATTCGCGTGAATGATACGTTGCCACGTTTATCGTATCTTGGCATATCGATGAAACCGTCTGTGCGAATCTTGTTTTGTACTGCATACAGAAACGCCATTTGCTGTACAGAGTGGGCCCATTCATGAAGTGCTATGTGTCTAGCAAAAGACCGTGGCCCGTTAACAAGTCCGGCAACGTGTCTGGCGGCATACGATGAATTCATTATAAAATCAGCTACTGCAAGGCGTGCTTCGGCGTCTGTTGCTGCACCAACGGCGCTAACGGCAAGACGCTGATTTGGGAGAAGTTTTGGCAACATCGTCTCAGTGTTGGACATGATTTGTTCCATATTCATATGGATTACGCCCGAAAACTGAGAAAATCCAGTTGAGCCCGCATCTATCCATGCCGGTTCACCAGTTTCTGGGTTTAGGACCTGTTCCCCTGTTTCTGGGTCTATTAGGGGGATTTTTCGTCCGGGGGCAATAATAATTCCAGTGCCCGCTTCGTCCCCGCTGTTAAAGTCATATTCGAGTTGTTGCAATTGTTTTCTTGCCATTGCTGGGTTTTCAAGAAATTGTCCCACAAATGTTTCAAGAAGCGCACGTTCAATTTCGTAGTATCTCGCGGTATCGGCCTTGATGAGCCTCTCTCGTTCTTCGGCCGATAATGTTTGGACTCCAGGTATGTTCGCAATTCTTGCTGTAACAAATCGTCTGACTTCTTCTGGTGTCAGGGGGGCGGAATCACCCTGACGACCGTTCGTTTTATTGATAATTTTTATATCCCAGCCCTGTTCGCCAGAAGATGCATCGGAGATTTGACGTAGCGCGGCTAGTATTTTGTGAACATCGGCGTTGGTTGCCCGCTCCTCGTCGGTTGTAACTATTCCGAGCGCGTCGCCTAGCTCTCTTATGTTCCTTGCGAGCTCAGCATCTCTAGACATTGCCTCAATTGCACCGTTCTTAAAACGGCGCATTTCTGGCGGTACGTCAATTGTTGCCCAGTCCGGTGGTTTAAATCTGTCCCCGTGGAGCGAGTCGTAAAATGCGTTTCGCGCTAAACGTGCAGGGTCGCTTCCCGCCTCGTCGACCCCCCACCTATCGTTGTATAGAAAATCAAAGAACTTTTCAGCCCTATTTTGCAGTTTGGAAAAGGCACCGTCTTCTGTTGCCTGTGCGGCCTGTCTTGCTGCAAAACGGGCAAATCTAGTGGGACTGAAACCAAAACAGTTTGTGCCGAATGCGTCAGTGAACTGATTTGCCGCTGGGGTGCCGGGTGGACAGCGAAATTTGTTTTGTGCGTCGCGAATAATTCCAAACGCAGCCGCGACTCTTCCTATTATACTTCCGCCGGGAAATCTTTCCCCAATTGTCCTACCCGGCAGGCGCTTAGTGTTTACTTGGGAATATTTTGCAAGTGCTTTGCGTCTCTCATCGGCCGTCATGCCAGACGTAATAGACAGCGGGTCAATAATTTTTGCCGACTCCTCTATAACGTCATCTGTTTTGGGGTCAACGTCATATCTTGTGAGCTGTATGTGTGGACGTTTTTCTAATTTTCGTATTAGCTCGTCAAAAGAACGTGGGCTTGATTCGGGTGGCCTAATCCACCCAAAGTTCGGTTTGTTGCTTATAGATTCGCGCGACTCATATGACGGAAAAATAACAAGCTTGTCCCCGGGTTCATATGTTTTAGAAGGGTTCCACCGATTGTTCATTTCATCGGCAATTACGCCTGGCTCTAGGTCGCCGGTAAAATCGCGTTTTCTATTATCTGTATCCTCGTATGTTGGTTTTTTACCAAAAGCCGACATTCCCTCTAGTGCCTTGATTGCGATGTCGGCACTCAGGCGCTCCTGTATACGCGAAGCATTAACAGACTGAAGAAATGTTTTAGCCACGAGGTCAACGTCGCGGCAGCAGTATGACTCTGGGGCCATCAGTCGCGGCGAAACAATTACCCTCTCGCCATCTATTTTTTTATCACCCGTCATAGGCGGGCCCCTCGACTAGTTGTTATCGATTGAGTCTTCAAGCAACTGGAATTCAACTAGTGATGCCATGAAGTTTGCATCGTCAATCCCGGTGCTCTTCTCTTCACTTCGCGCAAGCCAATTTGCAGGAATTAGGCTCTCCATCTTTAGGGCGCGAGCGCGCTTCATGATGTGTTTCTTTGTGGCCTCTTTATCCTTTGCCCGGCCAAAAGCCTGAATAGCATTGCGCAAATCTGTTTCGGAGACGATTGGGTACGAACCATCAGGCATCGCCATTCCGTCTTTAGCGAGTTCCATCCTACGGTCTTCAGAGAAGGCCCTCTTCAGGGCTATCTCGGCAGCTTCGGCTTCAATGCTTTCTGCCTCGTCTAGCTCGTACTTGTCGTAACCGAGAACCTCGCCATCGAGCGCAACGAATACATCGTAAGACTTACCGTCAAAACCCTCAATCTCAACAGCGTAAGCATCAAAGCCTTCAAAAATGTCAGGCTCAACAGCAACAACATGACCGTCAATTGACTTGACTGCAATTTCTGCCGCTTCGGTGAAGTCAATCAGCCTGTATGTCCCGATATCTGATTTTTGCTCGTACTGCGAGGCATCTAGCTTGTGGAAACCCATAATCTCGGCGCTACTGCCATCGATGAAAACTTCCTTTACGGAACCATCTTTTGTCTGAACATCTACTACGAACATGTCGGCGTCGCTTGAATATCCGGAGTCAATTACAACTCCATTAAACATTTTCTCAGCAAGACCCTCAACATGAAGGATTCCCGGCATGCCTTTTTCCGAAACACAGCCACCAGGGCAGTCTTCGCATACAGGGCTAGCTCCGGCGTATGCCTTTCTCTCCAGTGCACACACATAGCCATGAGCGCCGAGGTCGGCGGACTTTAGACCCATCGAAGAAATACGCTGACGGCGGAGCTGCTCCCACTCGCTGTCCAGCGGTGAGAAGGCTTTTTCGCCAAGCATTGCCTCCTCTTCCTCTTCCTCTTCGTCCTCCTCCTCATCCATTTCCTCTTCGTCTTCGCCCATTTCGTCTTCATCCATTGCTGGTGACATTGGGCGCCGCACTGCGGGCATGGCCTCGTCATCCTCTTCGTCCATGGCATCCTCGTCCATGTCCTCTTCGTCTTCCATGTCCATTGGCATGGCCTTCATTGACTGACGGTACTTTTTGCCCATCTTTCTGCCCGGGACCATTTCCTCGTCCTCCGGCATCTCCTCTTCCATGTCCTCTACTGGGACATCAGCAGATACTGGCATTCCGGGCTTGCCGTAACCCTTTGTAGACGACATTTCCTCTTCGTCGCCCATCTCTTCCTCGTCAATTGCTGACATCACCGGCTTCTTTTTGGGTGGCATAATCTGCTCTTCATCGCCCATAGCGGGAACCATCTTCATCTCAACTGCCATTGCGCCACACTTTGCGCAGAGCTCTGCACCCTTTACATACCCACATTCACCAGGAGCAGCTCCCTTTGCGCACTTGAGTACATTCCCATCGGCATCAACGCCTACAGTCGCTTTTTCGTCGTAGCTCATAGAACTCCTGATTTTGTGCAATGAATGTCAGTGATGACAAACGTTGTGAAATATCTTTAAGTATAACCTATCACGATAACGCAGCAATGATAAGCAGTATCACCATTTAGTTTAGCATCAATAGTGTATTAAAAATGTCTATAGCAGTAGACAATTTGCCCTGGCTACTCTTCGTCGTCCCCGCTGTCCTGAATTTCCTCTGTAGCGCCTTCAAGCATTGCAACAATCGCCTTCTTGCGTTTTTCGGCGTCATCGAAGGTGTTGAAATATTCTTGTTGTGTCTTTCCATCAGCGTCAACCCAGCGAACCTCAAGCCTGCCGTCGTCACTCGGAAGCTTCTTAATTTTTACATTTGCTTTTTTAACCGGCTTCGGCACGCTCACTTCGCCGTTTTCAATTCTTTGTCTAGCTTGACGCAGTTGTTCATCGCTAAAAATATCATCGATTGTGTATTCTGTTCCAAATACTTCATTAAATCTGTTAACAACGTCCTGTAATTGGCGACGGGAGTATCTTGGAGCATCTCCCTTTCTAGGTGCAAATACGGGACCGCGAGCATCTGCCTCTGCGCGCAGGAGTTTAGCGTAACCAGCATTCTTAAGGATTTGTTGAATGTTTTTAGGATTGAAATACTCCGAATCCCTCAGCGAGCCTCTATTGATGAAGCCAAGCAGCGCCTCTGTTACAGCAGCCGTCCTAAGCGATAGTTCATCATCAAGGCGTTCGCCAGCCCTATTTTCTTTCCATATGGCCGACGCTGAGGGGATAATTCCCCGTTGTATCATTATTTGGACCCACGCTGTCGGGACACCAGACGTCGACCACTCCTCATCTTTGGTAAATCCTGGAACCTGTGAGCTTTCTCCCGTTTTTCCAAATTCTTTAACGAGTCTTAGGCGGAGATTGCCTCTCCAGTCACCCTTTTTCTGTATTCCGAAATAATCAAGCAACGGCTCGATATTTAATTCCCCGCGCTGAACTTTTTCTGATACTGGCGAATCATCGGAGCCGGGGTCAAATATAGAATTAAATTCTTCCCTTGATACACCCATATCATCCGGCGATAATTTTCCAATCGTGGGATTATCCGTTCCGCCGTAAATCAGTTCATCGTCGGCACGTGACTCCATGCCGAGGCTTCCGTCTTCTCTATCAAATCTTCCCTGTGCCAGGAATCTAGCTCTCTGGCCATCGCGCCCAAGTGTTTCAAGCTCGTCGTATGCATCCTGGTCGATGACCATTCCACTTCTTATTCCATCAATCAGTGAACCTTCTGTTCTGTCAAACCAAAGAGGAAATGCATCTTTGCCAAATGTTTCAATGATAAATCTGTCTCTCATTTCGCCGCGCCTGATACCAAGCTCTAATGCTTCAAGTGGATTCTTCATATCGAGATTTTGCCAGTCATCTCCATCGACTGCGCCGAAAAGTTTCCATTGAGGGAAGTATCTAAACCCTTTTTTGACAATACCAGTGCTACGTTGCTCTTTGTCTGGTGAAGCTGCTTCAGCGAGGGCGCCCAGTAGAAAGTGCATATCTGCATGGCTGATTCCGGCGCCAGGCCTGCCAAGCGCCTCTCTAGCCTCTCTGCTTTCTTTATCTTTTCCTGATATACCAAGCATTGTTGCTAGCTCGTCCAGGGTTAAATTTCTTGACTCAGATACGTCTATTCTTGATTGCGTTTCTACTAAGTCATCAGACCTGTTTTTCTTGTCATCCGGTGATACATACCCGGGTAGATATTCAATTCTCTTGGCCGTTTCTGTTTCTGTTTTTTTCCAGTTAGTGGGGAATCTAATTGCTTCAAGCAGTTTGTCTACCGGTAGCATCCATTTGTCTTTTGATTGATTTTCTGGATTATTATTTGTAGATATATTTCCAATGGCGACCTTACGGCCACGCATTAATTCGCCAACAGCCTCTATGCCATCTCTTACGGCCTTTTTTCTCGCTGAAGATTCTGGACTTATATCGGCTGGGCCAACGTCTAGGGCAATTCCTGTTTGTCTAAATATGTCCCACAATTGCATTGACTCTTCCAGGGCATACTGGGCTGCCTCACGGTCGGCGCGGTCGTCAGAGTTCAATGGTCTTATATCTAGGAACGCTCTTAATTTTTCACCCATTCCAACTACGCGCTTCTGGCCCGGTCTTGTTGTTTGGTACTCTATATCCCCACGACGTAGTTGTGAATAGACGCGTCTTCTTCTGTCGGCGCGGTTATTTTGTGTAACGGATATTCCGGACGACAGCCTTCCGATTTCATCATCGTCTATATCGGTTTCGTCGACTTGCACATCCGAAGCTGACTCGGACTCACGCTCTTGCTCCAACATATCAAAATTTTCATCTATATCAGAAATTCCAATTGAAGTGTCCTCGTCAGCCTCACCCAATTCATCATCATCATTTGGACGTGGAACGTCAGTGGTGTCTGGTGTGCCAAACCACTTTTCTCCATCAATTGCCTCCCTGGCATCAATGTTTGGGTCAAATTGTGGTACTAGAACTCTTTTAGATTGTTCGCCACCATCATACGGATTATTTAAATTATCCGGAATATCAAACTCTGGAGCCATCCTTCCGTCGGCTATCGCTCTTTTTATTGCTTCCTTTTCTTTTTGCGTAACTTTTTCTGCTAAAACCAAACCGGAAATCGCACTACCAGGGTCAATGCGCCGTTTTGCTCTTGTGATTGCAACATATGCATTGTGAAGACCCTCCCTCCTTTTCTCCGCAGTTAGCGGTTTTCCGGTGCGTGGGTCTATCTTCCATCTAAGATTGTCTGGGGTGTCTGGTCCTTCGGGGTCGATTTTTTCTACCCACGGATTGTCCTTTTCAAGCCGAGGACCGGGAACAAGGGTAAAGTCCTCGCCAAGTTTTACTGAATTCCATTCCCGTCCTTTTGATAGCTGAAATGTTGTTACCTCCGTGTCCGCATTAACTTCTTCTGCGGACTTAACTAAAGCGCCCCTCAGACGGTTTAATATTTCTGCTGTTTCCTTAGCATCAGCTCCCTGTATGCGGACGCCATCAAAGTAACCCGCTGGGGCGGAGCCGGAACCATCTGCATTTTTCATGTTTTTGCTAGGTACTATTCTCGGCACGACTTTTACTTTGTCTTCAAAGTAATTTGTTCTCTCAAGAATATCTATTAAGTCTTTTCTATATATGCCCTGAGCGGTCGTTATTAAGCTTTTTCTGATGTACGACCCGGGATTTTGTGGGTCTTCGATAATTTGTACTGGAAGGTCTAATTGCTCAGTCCGGTTGATTGCCTGTAGTCCGCGTCCGTAAACAATTACTGCGCCTGTCCAATTATTGTTTTCATCTAGCTCAAGTTTCCATGAAATTTCTTCGAGTGAACTATGTTGTTTTCCCGGTCCGAAAATTTGGTAAGCAGTTCCGCGCGTACGTGCACCACCCTGACCACGTCCACCGCCCGCCCTGGCTGGCGCTGCTAACATTGACTTCTCTGTCAACGTATCCTGTGTTTCTTTGACAAATTCCAGTCCGTGTCTTCTATTTCTTGCTGGAACTAAACTGCCCTTTATTTCCGGAAGGGGCGTTCTTGCTTTGGGGGGCTTACCGGGAACGGTAATAGGGTTCTGTTCTGCCCACTCAATCCATTTCTGATTAATATCAGCCACATCCCTTGGGGACTGTGCCAGCAAATCTCTCCAATAGGAAAGTGGCGCCCCCGCCGGGATGAGGGGATTGTCGGGGTCATCCGGGTTTTCTATCCCCTGTTGCCAGAGGCTAAGAAGCGTGCGGTGTTGTGCAGCATCTTTACCACCCTGCATTGCCTTTTGCATTACTCCGCCGAAGTCCCATATTCCACCTATGTACTCAGATTTCCTTGGCTTTGGAGAATCCTTAGTAAGTATGCCCTTTTCCACCATTAGTACCCAATTCATGTGGTCAATCCATGCAATCATCTCTGCATGTTTTGTGGATGATATTGCTATGGTTGCTGGGATGATGTTTCCATTTGTGTCATAGCGAAGCGGAACTGAGCTCATTGCTAGTATTGCTTCTGCTAAAACCCCCTCGTTTGTAGCAGCAAGAATTGCATCATGTCGAACATATGGGTCATCTGTTATTGTTCCCCGTGCATCATCCAGCAGGATTCTCTTTCTTAGTCGTAATTCATTTGCGAAAGCATCTTCGGCTACTTTTTTCTTTTTATCATCCGTCTCGTTTTGAGTTTCTTTATATAATTCATATAGACTTTTTGTTGACTCGTTTATGTATGCGCTTATTTTCCCAAGCACTACTTGGCGAAGTGGTTGTTTTTCGGTGCCGCGCAATTCCGACCAGCTATTTATCTCATCATCACTAAGTTTTGTTAAGTCAATTGTTTTTTGACCCTGTCCACCTTTTGATTTAAGCGCTACCCCATACTCCTGCTGAATTTCGGCAAGTCTTTGTTTCTTTTCGTCAAGGGTGGCATCGGGGGAAAATGTCAGCTGTGAGTAAACGGCATCCGTGAGTAGCTCCAACCTTCTTTCATGGTATTTTCCGTCGTTATCAAATAATTTTTCTACGCGAGCCTGTCTTGCCTCTTCCGGGTCTGCAATATGGTCAAAGTTAAAATCAAAATCTTTTTCTATTACTGCTTCTGCTAAACCAATTACATGCTTGAATGGTCCTTCTGTTCCATCTCGTTCGTCTTCTAGGTTTTCATTCGCGAGTACAAGGTTCGCTAGGTTTTGTATTGTTGAACCGTAACGCCGTGACTCCTTGATTTCCGGACGATAATCAGCCGGGACAAGGGCCATTGAGTTAACAACATCTCTAAATCCATAAACCTTTTGTCTGTCGTCACCAACAAGGATTAGGTTTATTTTTCCTGCGTGTTTTTGCAAGACAGATACAATTGCCGGGTTTAGGTCCTGCGCTTCGTCTATATAAAAGACACCAAGTGGATTATCTTTTGTTCCATATTGAACGGCTATTTGAACCTTATTTTTTTTCGATACATTTCCTTTTTGGTCTCCACCGGCGGCACCACTTATGCTCCTGACAACCCAAGTTTTTCCGTCCCCCCTATCCACTATGTCGCCTATCTTGAATGTGCCTGGTAGGTTTACATCAAGAAGGTCTACTCCGGGTGTATTTCCAAGTAAGCCCGGGTCGGACGTGAGGTCGGGGTCAGATAAAGACCAAAGCTTGTCCACAATGTTTTGATTCGGTAGCACTGTTGAATTTGGGTCTATATATAGCGACCACATCTCTTGTGCATCTTTTACCCAAGAGTCCGGTATTAATTTTTCGTCTATCCAGTCGTAATCCTGGGCTTTTGTGGGGTCGTCTTTTGGCGAATCAACTTCATGTCTTCTATACATACCGGTCGGTATGAAGTGTTTTGCACTAATTTCACTATCTTCGCTGTTCATGAATCTATTTAGCGCATTTCTCAGCGCATAAACATATTCATTGGGTGTTAGTTTGTCAACCATTTCTAGCTGTCTAATTTTTTCCGTTCCGCCGCGAGGCCCTTTTTTCGTTGTTTCAACAATGGCGGGAAATTCGCTCGGCGCCTCGACAACTCTATCTGTTCTCCACTTTTTCTCAGAACTAGAGATGCCGAATCGACTTTCTAGGCGTAGGGGGTTTATAAATGTGCTTTGATTCTTAACATCTTGATAGCCGAGTTCTTCTGGAGTTGCCGGCAGTCCATTGGTGACCACAATTCTCGGCGTGCCGTCTGGGTTTTTTTCAGTTTTGTGCGGTGCTTCAAATTTTTTATACACCCTTCTTCCAGTAGCTGGGTCTATTAATATTTTTCCATCTGGACCTTTTTCAAAAGTGCGAGCGCGCACATCGCGTTGAAGCATTAGTTTTAATTTTTCTTTGAGTTCGGGGCCGAATTTCTCGTCCAACTGGCCCATCATCATTGACCACCACGTAAATTTAGATACCGTTGCAACGCCTGTATTATCAGGCGTATTGGGGGCAGCGTCGCCCTGTGCATCACGGTTGAAAACCGTGTAGTACCCATTTGGCTCTGGGTTAAATCCGGCTTCTCTTGCGAGCTGAATGATGTCGTTCTTAAAAGCTGTTATTTGCTGAAAGTACTCTTCGCTACCGCGTTCCGCCGTTGGCTTGCTAACTCTTGGGGTAATTCCGTACTTGTCTTTTAGATATTTTAGTTTTCTGTCTAATCTATTTTCATTACCAGCACGGAATAGGGAATCGTGAAGCAAGAATTCATGCTTAAGGGCCATCATCGTATTTTGCAGAGTTGTTGTTTTGCCCGTACCGGCGCCAGCACTAATTGCCATTATGCGTTTCGGATTCTTTTTATCAAAAAGCAACCCAAGAGCAATTTCCGATATGACTCTCTGTTCTGCGGATGGCTCATATCTGACGCCATGCATTTCACGGAAGCTGAAATCTTCCGGTAAGCGCGCAATATCTTTTTCTGGGTCACCATCGACGCTCTTGATTGGGCCAGTTCCACCACTGGCAAGTCTCCCGAGGTCGTCAATTACGTTGCCGTCGTCATCGCGTGTTGGCGAATTTGAAACATTATCTTGCCAGTTTCTTCCGCTTGACATTCTTTCGTCAGCCGCGGATTTTGCCGCCCGCTCGATGTTTCTCTTGGTTTTTTCTGCTTTTGAGCCAGCACCTTTGACGGTTCTTGTTTTCTTTTGCGGTCTTTGCTCTGGGTCATTGATGCTTTCGACGTTGTTGTGCCGTTTCTGCAGGCCAGGTATTTTTTTGGCTTCAATGCTGAGTTTCTCCCACCACTTATCTGGCAGTTCTCTTCTGCCGGTGAGTGGCGTATCGATGATGAATCCAGATGTGCCTTTTCTTTCATTATCTCTCTTGCCAGCAACACGACGCAGTGTTGGCGAGCGGTCCATCAAATAGTCGACACCCTGCTGCGCTAGTTGAATTGCCCTCTCAAGCGCTGTTGGGTCATTTTGCAAATGCGCAATCCAGTGCTGGAGGTAGGGAATGTGGTCCTCCCTGACTCCTGGCTCTAGACCAAGAAGGCCCATCGCAAAGACGGAACCTATTTCTGCCACCAGCTCCTCGAAACCCCTCGTCGCATCATCAATTGAACCAGTATTAACAATATCTTGTATTGCTTTTCTGTTCAGGCGCGTTGTATGGCCAGTCCAGTGAACCATTTCATGAAATAGGGTTCCATAGAAATCTTGGGGAGAGTTGAAAGTTGTAAACGGTGGCATTTTAATTTCATCTGCAACCGGCGAAAAGTATGCACTCTGGCCAGATTCTTGCCATCTCATTCCGGTTGCTTGCTGAATTTCCTTAATTACATCTTCTAGCTGCTCAACACGTTCTGATTCAGAAAGATTGTCTAATGGCTTATCTTCGTACATCTCGGGCGCAAGACCCTTAACATCGGCGACGTTATATACGACAGTTGGATGGAATCCGCGTTTTTGACCTATAACCGTTCCATTATTATCCGTAATCGGAGTTAACCATTTATCTGGAGCAAGAATTACAACACCGCGATTTTCAAGAACGCTGGGCGATATTTTCCCACCCATCGCCTTCCACTGTGCTGCACCAGCCCATTTATTTGTCTGGTATCCACGCGCTCTTGCCACCGCGGCAAGCGCAACCCTATTGGAGCCCTCGTATGCCCTGTTGTTTGTCGTTGGGTTTCGTACGCCTAGGAACATAGTTCTCCATGGCGTCTTCCATGTTTTCTTGTTTTTACTTTTTGCTGCCTCTTGCATGTCTTTCAGCACGGCTGCAGCCATTTCCGCGTACTGTGTCTTTATCGCCTCCTCTCCCTCTTTAAGCGTAAGTTCGGTCTTCTGACCCGACGCCAATCTCTTGGCGTACTTATGCAGTGCGCCGTCAAAATAAACTTTCTCTTCTTCTGTGCGCTCGTTGGGAAGTTTGTCTAGGTAGTTTCTGTACTTATCTGATATTTGATTTGGTTTTTGGTCGGGCTGCCCCTTTGCCGTACCGCTCAACTCGCGGATGAAATCATCTATGCCGTCATCTTTATCAATTGCGGCCGCGCCGGCTTTTCTGGCACGCTCATAGTCGATACCAGTGAATTTACGTACTTTTCCGTCCTTGTCGGTAACGGAAACCGTTCCACCATTTTCAGGGCTCCAAAACATTTCATTAGCAAGCTTGCTATTTCTTGTATCAAATTTTGAGCGTTGCGCATAGGCAGCCTGTGGTCCGCCGGATGCAAGTCTGTCGCTAATTCTATCCGGCCGGGCAGCAGAGGTAATATTTTTGTCTGTTTCGTCTGTATCTATGTTTGAATTAGGAACAAACGAGTCATAAACAACTTTTGGAACCTCCCAATATGAACCCTTGTCCATATCGGCGTAAATTTTGTATTTTGTGCTTGTTTTTCCACTTGGCGTGATGTATCCGTATTTGCCTTTACCTACTCCTATATTTTCATAAAGTTCGCGGTTGGTCATTATTTGACCCTCATACCTAATGCGCTCATCAAGGTGCTTGTTTAGGCGCGCCAGTATCTTTGGGTCCATTCCTTCAGTATTGAATTTTCCACCTATTTCGCCGGAAGAAAGTTTTCCTGGGCCCGCATCTCGTGCGGAGTCAACTAATTGTTCCGCTGATGGGTCTGGGTTATTGATTGAACCGGGGTCATTTGGTGTCGGGTCTGGCTGTTCCCATCCTGGAATGTTGTCGAAAATAATTCCGTTTAGGTTTGAGTCGCGTCTTGTTTTGGGGTTAAGGTCGCCGTTTGGCATCCCGAGACCTCTACCGCCAAACCCACCACGTCGACCGCCGAGATTCGGTCTATCTATTAATCGGGCACCGAGCGCCCTTCCAAGCCTGTAGCCGAGGGCTTTTTCCTCTAGGCCATTGTCATTTAATATTTTTTTTTTTAAATTGTCGAGCGCTGTGTCTACGGCGTCAATCAAATCGTACGTAACACCGGATGTGATTACTATTCCCTCTGGGTCAACAAACGACTCTGCATAGTGGTAGTCAAAAATTGGGTCGAGAGCCTGCTTTACCTGGAAAGCAAATTCTGGTGCTACGGGGATGCAGTATGCTTTTTCTTCCGTTCCGTCGTCCGGCATACCAAACTCCGCCAGATTCTTAAACCTACGACGCCGGCGCCTCTTCATTCCAACCGCCCCACGAAGCGCTGCAACGGCAAGTTCTCCTGGGTATTTGAATTCTAGTTCTGCTATGAACTCATCTTCGGTTATTTCTTGCGCTACTTCAAAACTCTTTTTTGAAGCAAAGTCACCCTTTACAACGCCGTTTGGTATTACGGCAAATCTGCATTTTCCTTCAGCCTCAATCTCCATGTCGATTATCTTGCAGCTCGAACCACCCTGGTAGAAGACGCAGTTAGCACATTTCACGCCTATTCCTGATACCGGGTTTTGTGCTGCTGGTTTATATCCAGCCCACACACCCTCTGAGTCCTGATTGAACTTGCCATGCCTCTTCACAATCTTCAATAGGGCGTCACGTAGGTCTGACTCCTCTTTATCTAGATTGTTGGCATCAAAATCTGGGCTTCTTCCGGAACTGTCCGAGCTGTCATACTGAACTGGGGGAAGAGGAACGATTGTCATTCCGTCCGGGCCGGGTTTAATGGCTACGGGGATAGCTGGCATTTGTGTGGGACGCATTACAACAGGGCCAACGCGTGGCATTGTGCTGTGCATCGGTGGCGTACCGCTAGGCATTCCCTGTTGTGGGGCTGGCGCCTGTGGGGCTGGTGCTACTACAACTATCCGCTGTGGAGCGCCAAACATGAACCTTCCATTATTGTGGTTGAAGTGGCACTTGTATCTTCCGACATTTCCATCGGATTCACGTCTGGCAAAAGTAACCATGTCGTCATTGACATCCATGACAGATACCTTGGCTCCAATGACTTGCGATAGCTGTGTCTCCATCTCAGCCCTATTGATTGCCATTGGGCCGGGGTTATCCATCTCAACCACGGCTCCAGGCATTGTGTCAGCCTTAACGGAAATAGTCCCAGTTAGCTGATTGGCTCCATGCAAAACAGGAGATACCTCATAAAGCTCAAGCTCATAGATGACGTTTGCTTGCGATTTCTGGTCGAATTGGGCACGAAGGGTCTTGTATCCAATTGACCATTCTTGCTCCTCACCAAAGAATGCTACGTTTGCGAACGCCTCTCTGCCCTTTTCTGATTGCAGGTTGAATTGGACCCTTGCGAAAAGACCACCAATCCCTGCCATTTTCATTTTCATCGGCAACCGCGGGTCCGTGGTTGGAACCTCGTAGATTTCCAGGACTTTTCCGATTGGGTCATTCCAGTTATGGCCCCAAACAACACGTGGCTTTCGGCGCTGAAGGCTCTTGGTAAATGCTCCAGTTGCAACAATGTCGCCAACCGAGTCCCTATTTCCAATGCCAGCAACAAAACACTCAACTATTCCCTGAGCATTATCTATATCTATTGCACCCGACTTTGAATCACCAGCACCAATCGAAGTTGATTTGTATTCAAACATTTCGTTCATGCGGTCACCTTTGTTTCAAGGTCAATATTAATTTGTGGGGGGACAGAATTTTGCAAGTATGATTTATTTTTCTTAGTTTACTGAAATTATTTAAAGAAATTACGATGACTGACCGAATGCCCACGCCCGGCGGGTTTCAAAGTCGGCTATTTCATGCTGTTCGCGGCCAAAGAAATAGGCATAAGCATCAACTATTCCCTCGCGGAACATTTTGAATCTTTCCTCTTCGCTAGACAAGTTGAAGGACTTGAGCATTAGTTCGTGTATGTCGGAAAAGATGCCTTCGTTGATTTTCTTTATTTGGCTCATCGTTGCGTCGACCCGTTTAACGACCTCAACCGTCGGGATTGACTTAACCCTGATTCCCCTATCGGCGGAGCCCTCCCTCTTGACATCTCTGGAGTCGTTGACTATTGCCAGGATGACGGGTCTAATATCCTCATCCATCTGCTTGTTCCAGATGTCGACAGAAAATATTCCGTCTAGGTCAAGAGTTCCGGACATGAGAGCCTTTTTGGACTTGACCCCGCCGACCTTTTCAAGAACGACGCGCTGTTGGCGCTCCATTACCCTTTCGATTCCCCTAGCAAGAATGTCGCTCCAGCGCTCAATTGCGATTTCTGCTTTTTCCTCGTAGCTGGGTCCTGCAGATTTGACCTCTATACCCGTATCTTCCTCTTTTGTCATGGATGCGGGAGCGAGTATCGGTTCTCCGTTTGGTGTATTTTGTGGCTCCGGAGGAGCCCCCATTGCCTCCGGGGGCACTGTTGTCTGTGCCAACTCTCCGCCCGCCATTGGCGCAGGTGCAGGCGCGGCACCCTCTCCGGCGGCCATGGCTTGAGCCATCGCCCCCTGCATCGTGTTCGGGTCAAGCGGTGGGGCTTCGGCTCCTGGGGGCATGCCGGGCATGGCTGGAGCTCCGGGCATACCGGGTGGCATGCCGGGCATGCCAGGGGGCATACCGGGCATACCGGGGGCCCCCGGGCCACCCATCATCTGACTTTGCGGGTCTTCCATCTTTTTCTTGGTATTTGCGATTGGAATCAAGTTCGGGTTCATCAAAAGCGAATCCGCAAGGTCAGCTTCAACGTCTTTTCTAGAAGAACCTATGCGGTATTCGTTTGCGCTTATCAGCCCGGCCTGAAATTCTGACATCAAATATCTGTCGCGCTCTTGCTTATAAAGCATGAGTATCGGAACCTCTGATGTATCGAAATCGACGTAGTATTTATCATCCAGCTCGTCTAGCGCCCGAGCCACCGGCTCGAGGTGTGGGAGCATTGTCTCCATCCAGAAAACGCGAATCTCCTCGGCGGCGTTGCTAAATGTTCGCCCAGAAGCGTTTCCTATTACTGATTCCGGTACGCCAAAAGCTGAAAGTATTTCCTCTTTTGTGACCTGGCGCATCTGGATGTATGCGGCGTCTCGTGGATTGGCTGATGTATCAACAAAGTCAACACCATCATCGGCCGAAATTACTGTGGTTTGCCCAGTTTTGGCTAGGTTGCCCCTGAACCTACTACGGAGCTCCTCTTTATCGTCGTCGTCGATTTCTCCACGAACGACAAGCAGACCACCTGGTCTTCCGTCGTTGAGAAGGTAATTTCTGTTATACAACTTAGCTAGGTTTTCAATTTCTATCGCTACGCCTGACGCTTCAAGCGGTGTAAGGGATAGATATGGGTCTATTGGATGTGGGCGTCTAATCCAGCAGACATCATCAGGCTTTAGTATTTTTTTATCGCCGTTTGGCATCAAAACTTCGAAACCTGATACGAATGTTTTTGGGTCCGGAATAGGAGATGTTGATTGTGGTGGGAGGAGATTTAGGGCAATAATTCCGCCGTCCCGCCCTTTGATTTTTTCAATGAAAACGCCCCTGGTTCCGAGCAGGAGCTGGGCCGAAAGTCTGTATCTGAAAATAAACGAATTCTCGCCAACATTGGCTTTAACGTTAAGAAGCTCTAAAAGGGTTGAGCGTTTTGCTTCCTTCCCTCCCAGAACTTCTCCTCTGTTGGAATTGTCTTTGCGCAAGATTATTGGTAGTCGCGCCTGGTTGCCAGCAATTGCGTCAATACACCTATTAACCCACGTAATCTTGGACATACCTTCGCGGTATGCACGTTCGATGTCCCAGGAGTCCCTATATGCCTTGCCTTGGTACGATGGATTTAGGGATATTGGTATGCCGTACCCGAGCTGTTTATTGCTCGGTTGGTTGATTGATTTATTCTGCGGTGAATTCCAGCCCATAGTTGCCTATCACTCAAGACCTAGAAGGAAGCCAAATATTCCGCATGACACACCTGCAACCACCCAGCCCGCAGGCGGGTAAATCATGCCTGCTCCAATACTTGTTAATATTATAAATGACAACATAAATATATTGGCGAAGGTTTGTCTATTTGCCGCTCTTCTAAGACGAAGACGGACGACCACAAGCCGAGATGTAAATATGTATCCTAATTTTTTCCAAAATACAAGTACCCTTTGTATCGCAGTATTTCTTTTGGTGTTAGATTTTGGCATATAACATACACTAGCGCAATTATTGCGAACGTACAGCACTATGGGCGGTTATAAATTATGGCGAGCACTCCAAACTGGCAAGAGGTATTGAACTACCTCCAGCCAATAGAGCCACATTTTTGCCCAGAAGAACCGTCGGTTAACCAGAAAGTGTTTCTAAGAACTAGTGCGATTGAGGCCCTGTTTGGAGGCGCTGCTGGCGGTGGAAAATCATCAGCACTATTGATGGCCGCCCTGCAATATGTCGATGTTCCTGGCTATTCGGCGATTTTGTTTAGGCGTACATTTGCCGACTTATCTCTGCCTGGAGCCTTGATGGACAGATTTAAGTCGTGGATGAGCAACTACGATGATGTTCACTGGAATAACAATACGTTCGTCGCCACATTCCCGTCCGGCGCGAGAATATCGTTCGGTTATTTAAATAACGTAAACGACTATTTGCGATATAAGGGCTCGGAGTTTCAGTTCATCGGCATGGACGAGGTGACCGAAATTAGGGAGTCCGACTACCGGTACCTGTTCTCTCGACTCCGCCGTCCTGCCAGTGGCCCTATATCCCAGGTCCCCCTAAGGATGAGATGCGCATCAAACCCTGCGCCAAACTGGGTCAGGCAACGCTTTATTGTTGAGGGGCGGTCCGAAGGTAGGATATTTGTTCCTTCACGTTTGACTGATAACCCTGGAATTGATGCCGATTCGTATCGGCAGGCCCTATCTGCCCTTGACCCAGTAGAACGCAGACGCCTTGAAGAGGGCGACTGGTGGAGCACTACGCTTGGTACATTATTTGATAGAACCTCATTTGTGGTCATTGACGGTGGTGAAATCCCAACAATCAGCCCGTCCGCACGGGTTGTGAGGTATTGGGACTTGGCCGCAACCGAGCCGTCACCCTCCAATCCGGACCCCGACTGGACGGTTGGGGTTTTGATGCTCCACGACAACGGGATATTTTATGTGCTGGATGTAAAGCGGATACGGGAAAAGGGCGACAAGGTTGAGCGCCTTATTGCCCAAACAGCCGAAGAAGATGGCTACGGGGTGGCGATAAGAATGGAGCAGGAGCCTGGTTCATCGGGCAAGGCACTGGCTGACCAATACGCCAGATATGTTGTTCCTGGATATGATTTTATGCCCATCCGCCCCAGTGGCGACAAGGTGACGCGGGCTCGTCCATTTGCTGCTGCCGTGGCAAATGGGAATGTGAGGCTGGTACGGGCTCCGTGGTTGGGGTCGTGGTACGACGAATTTTCCTCATTCCCCGAGGCGTGCGACCACGATGACCAGGTCGACGCGGCCGTTGGGGCATTTACCGCCCTGACAGGGCTGGGGTTGCCCGGTCGTAAGAGGGCCTCTATACTCCTCTAAACACACCAACCAACATACGGAGTATTACTTTGGCACTTGACAAAATAGCTGAATTGGCAGCACTCATATTAGACCTTGACAAGGAAATAACGAGTTTTATTTCTTCCGAGCCTGATGAAATCGAGATGTGCGCAACGCTCGTGGAGCTTAATCTGCTCAAGCGTGACTTGGGGTTTGTTTATGATTCGTTTGCCTCGTCCGTGGGGGAAGCACTTGGCTCATCGGAACTGGTAACACTTCCTGACGGAAGCTCCGTGGAGAAAAAGTCTTCCTATGACCGCAAGGGGTGGAGGCACGCCGACATCGGCCGTGACGTGGCTGAAAGGCTCGCAAAGATGGCCATAGATATGGACACTGGCGAGGTAATGAAGTCCCCAGAGGAGATTGCCAGCGATATGCTGACCTACTGCGCTCCGTCTTACTGGCGTATCAAGGAACTCTCAAAAATCGGCATAAACCCAGATAACTACTGTGATGTGGGCGAGCTGAAGACAAGCATTATTGTTCGCAAACCGAAAATTTAACAACAAAGGACAAAACAGATGGATACAACACGCGACATTCATTCAATCGCAAAAAGTCTTGCCGAACCATTTCCCGAGGAGATGGAGAAGGTCATCGTCAAGAGTGGCGTTGAGCTTGTCTATTTGCCAATCAGTGAAGTAATCAATCGACTCAACAAGGCACTGGGGGTTGATGGATGGTCATTCGAAATCATCTCAGTTGGCCGTGATTCGGTTGACCCAGACGAACTCATCGCCCATGTCTCGCTTACTGCCTTCATTGGCGACCGTACGGTTATCAAGCACGGTTTCGGCGGACAAAGCGTAAAGCGCATGAAGAAGGACAACAAGCCTGTCGACCTTGGCAACGACTTCAAGGGCGCTGTCTCCGATGCACTCAAGAAGGCAGCACAACAGCTTGGCGTTGGCCTCTACCTTGCACGTTCCGCCGATGCAATGGATGCAGAAGATGCCATGTCTACCCCCAGCAACACAGTGCATGAGCAGGCTGTTTCCTCCGAGATTGACGAGATGTGGCAGAGTTTTGTCACCATCACAAAAACGATGACCAAGGAGCAGAAAGATTCGCTTGGTTTGTTCTGGGATTCCCATTCCGGTGGCCGTCCGAAGCCGACGCGCGCGCAGGCGACCACGGAGGATATGGAAGCCCTTATCCAGGAGGCACTCCGCCTCACATTCACATCACCATCTAGCCAAGAAAACGACGGCGAATGACAGAACTGATAGCACCGGCACAGCTCTCCCCGTCTTCCATATCAACATTCAGGCAGTGCCCCCTGAAGTTCAAGTACAACAAAATCGATGGAATGACCGAGCCTGGAACCCAGGCCACAATACTCGGCAATTTTGTTCATGAGATTCTTGAAGAGCTGTACATGTCGCCGGCAGAAGAGCGCACAATCGAACTTGCACGGCATATCGCCAGGTCGATATGGACAGAGAAGTGGGAAGCGGAAGCATCTACTGTGGTGCGTGGCGAGCGCGACCAAAATCTTTTCCGTTGGACTGCATGGTGGTGCGTGGAGAACCTATGGCGCCTTGAGGACCCATCAACCCTCAACCCCTGGGGAATAGAGCGTCACGTTGAGGGCGAGATAGGGGGCGTCAAGCTCCACGGATATATCGACAGGTTGATGTACGACGGAAATGACAGCGCCCGCGTATGTGACTATAAGACTGGTAAAACACCACGCAAAAACTATGTCGATGACAAATTTTTTCAACTCATCATTTATACACAACTACTTCAAAGCCTCGAAATAAATCCGGTGTCACTTTCGGTCGAGTTGTTGTATCTGAAGGATGGCGTTAGATTTGAAAAGGACTTGACACCGAAGGACATCGACACCGTCGTATCCGTGGTTCAGGAAGTAAGAGAAGGAATTGAGGAACGCTGCTCGCGTGGCTATTTTGAGCCATCGACGTCAGTGCTCTGCAATTGGTGTAATTTCAAAGGAATCTGCCCAGCATGGAACAAGTAAAAAATACAAGAAGGTTGAAGTCCGATATGGATGTTAATGATGATTCTTTCGCCAGAATGGTTGCGGAGGAGGTAAAGAACAAACTCTCCCCACTCCACAAGGGTGTCCTCATGGAGCCCAAGAACTGGGATAGGTGGAAGCGTGCCCTCGTAGCACTGTCCGACCACCTGCAGTCACAGATTGAGGATGCAGAAGATGATGCCCAGTCCGATATGGGTAGGTACTCCTCCATGGGCGGGAGGGGGAAGAAACTTTCATCCGAAACCCGCAACTACTACGACAACAAAATAAACAAAATTCGCCGGTTTAAGTTCCATGTCGACAAGCGTCTTGATGAGGTTTGCCTGATGATTGACACCGGGCAGACAATCCAAAACGATGGATGGGATAAGGTTGAGTTCTACCGGAGGGCAATTATCGCCCATCGCAATCTTCTCCGCGACTACGACCTAGAGGACACGGCCATTGATAGGGCACTGTGGGACGCTCTTGATGACAAGTGGACATTTGACGACATCAATACAGACAATCTTTAATCTTGTATGTCATAATCACTGTTCCCGCCAAAGTAGGCATTTTATGGAAGTAGTGGTTGTGGGATGCTCAAAAGAAAAACAGAACTTAAGCGCAGTCCGCTCAAGCGCGGAACAAAAGGCCTAGCCAAGCGTAGTAAAAAAACTGAAGATAAGTACGTTGAGCGACGCGAGCTGGTTAAGAAAATTCTTTCAGAACGCCCCCTTTGTGAAGCATGTCGTGTTTTTGCGGCGCATGACAATAAAACAACATTCAATCATCATATGAGCAGGGATGTTCACGAGGTTGTTAGGCGTTCACAGGGTGGTTCGATTCTTGATGAGGCAAATGTTCTTGCAGTATGTCGCCCCTGTCATGTTCGTATTGGCAGTGAGCCAGCACTTGCTTTTGAGCTAGGACTAGCAAAACATTCATGGGACTAGTGATACACTAAAATCACCTTAGGCCCGCTGTGGATGCAGGAGCAAGTTGGAAATACCTTCTTGCTTCTGCATTGAGTGTGTTATATATTTTCCGGCGATGTTCCTTATGGGTCTTGATATATCCCTAACCTCTACGGGCATATCCATGCGCGAAGAGACCTCGGTCGTTGCGACAAAATACAAAGGTGCAGAGCGCCTGTCTCTTGTTTCTGAAACAATTCTCAACCTATGTATTGATAATTCAATTGACTGCGTGATTTTAGAGGGGTATTCTTTTGCCTCGCGAAATTCCCAGGCTCACAGCATTGGCGAATTGGGTGGATGTATAAGAATGAAGTTGTGGGAAAAAAACATTAAATATGTTGAGGTGCCACCTACCTCCAGGGCAAAATTTGCGACAGGCAAGGGTAATGCCGGGAAGGCAGAAGTAATCTCCGCCATATCATCAAAAACTGGAAAAACCTTTATTGGTGGTGGCGCGGACGATGAATGCGACGCGTGGATTTTGGAGCAGATGGGCTTAGCAAAACTTGGACTCTCCCCATACTCGTGGTCATCGACACAGATGGAATCTTTGTCTAAGATTGACTGGTCTCCACTAGTTGCATCGGAAGACAAATAAAAAGGAATAGTATGCGGTCTGAACCAATAAGCCAAGTTGAAATTGAGCGTGAGCTTTTGCGCTTGATAGATAGGCTGGAAATAGAAACAGAACAGTTTGAGACACTTGCTATGGATTGTGCTAAAAAAGAAGCACTGTACAAAAGCAACTGGGCGAAGGAATACCTATCCGCCAAAGGCTCCATTAAGGAACGCGAAGCATGGGCAGACTACAAGCTTGACCATGAACACTTTGATTTTAAATGCGCGGAAGCTCTTGTTAAAACAAAAAGGGAGATGCTTTTATCTATTCGGGCATCGATGGATGCAATTCGGACACTCAATGCCAATGTTAGGGCGCAGGTTGGTTAACAATGACTCACGGAATTCATGAATCACTAGAGAGCCTTGCTGTTGATATCGACACCCTCGTGCCACTTGGCGACAATCCACGGCGCGGAAATGTCGAGGCGATTATGTCGTCCTATGAAGAGTTTGGCCAAATAAAGCCAATAGTGGTGCGTCCAAATGATGACGGGACAGCAACTGTGATTGCTGGTAATCACCAGCTCGAGGCAGCAAAACGGCTTGGGTGGGACAAGATAGCAGTTGTTGAATATGACGTTGACGACAAGCGCGCTATTGCTTTTGCATTAGCAGACAATAGGACGATGGAGCTTGGATATACCGAGCCAGAAATGCTGAACCACATGATATTGGAAATCAACGACGTGTACCCAGAGCTGCTCGATGGTCTCGGCTGGGATGAATTTGACATATCGGCAGTAGAGCAAAAGGTAATACGCGAAGATAATGCTGTTATTGATTCTGGTGGATATACGCCACCAGTTGCCGACCTTAACGGCAATGGGTTTACATCTATTCGCAATGACGATTACAACGACGATGACGAGGATGGGGATTTTGATGGGCCAGTTCAAGACAAAACACCGACCCACTCCGTTGACTCATTAACAGTAGGCGTTGAAAAGAACGAGCTGGGCGAATCACAGATGGTTGCCCGTGAGGGCGTCAACCAGCGGGATGCGATTATTCGCGGTTCAACAACCGTATCGCCATCCTCCGCACCGCGGGCAATCGTTCAATACACAATCGTTTTTGAGGACACGGCACAACAATCCAAATGGTATGACTTTGTAAGGTGGCTTAAATCTGACGACTCAATCGTCGGTTCGACTCTTGCTGAAAAATTGTTAGATTTCATATCTCAACATACAGAGATATAGAAGATAAATCATAAAATATGACACGCCAACGACTGTTCCTGGATGCCAATTGCATTGATGCGGCACGCGAGCGCATTCGCCATGTATACGATACTTTTGACACAGTGTGCGTGCAGTTTTCTGGCGGTAAAGACAGCACTGCAGTGTTGCTTCTAGCCAAAGAGGTTCATGAGGAGCGGGGTCTTGGTCCAGTAAAAGTTATTTTTAGGGACGAAGAAATGGTAAGCCCCACCGTAGCTAGGTATGTCGAGCAGGTCAGTAATTACGACTGGGTTGATATGGAGTGGTACTGCCTGCCCTATCCAGCGGAAATTTGGGTTCTTGGTTATCGCCTAACAACCCTCCTCTGGAGCCAAGAGCGGTTTGAGCAAAACAGGTGGGTGCGCGATATGCCGCCGTGGGCAATTAGCGGGATGAATTTTGGATTATCGCATAGCGTCTCCCTTCCTGAACAAACCGACTACTACACAATGCAAGGAAAGAAAGGAAATGTTGCTTTCCTGACCGGGGTAAGGGCAAGCGAATCGATGGTTCGCTATCGCTCAATAGTTCAAAAGCTTCACGAGAACTACATCAATACGCCATACAAATTAAAAAAGGGTATCCCATTAAAATTTGCAAAAGTTATATATGACTGGAATACCAACGATGTTTTCAAATTCATAATAGAAGAGCATGGTGCCGACTACTGCGAATACTACGACCTCGCTGTATCGACAGGTAGCAACACGCGCGTAGGCATACCGCTTCATGCGACAGCGATTAGGCGAATAGGTGACGTAATAGCTACTGAACCAGAATTTTATGACAGGCTGTTTGAATGTTTCCCGTACATAGACGCACAGAGACGGCTATGGCCAGAGTTTGACGTTGAGAAACTTATTTCCAGGTACTCTTCTCGTGGTTTTGATGGGGCGAGTGAATTTATTGACGACTATCTGGTTGGCGATAGAAGGAAAACAGAAGCTCGTGTATATGTGTCGAAGTTCCGAAAAAAACATGCGACCGACCCGCATGGATATCCCGTCAGCTGGCTAATACGTAACTTGATGTTAAACGAAATAGACGTCAATTCACCAACCCCAGTTGGACCAAAAACAAAAGCATTTACGGTTCGGGCGTCTGAAATTATTGAGGAATCACCATGAAGTTAAACATTGAGTACGTAGACCCAAAAATTTTAGTAGTCCCAGAATGGAAGGCAACACACACGCTTAGACCAGAACTTTTGGTTATCAGCGCATCTCTGTCTCAGTTCGGATTTATTCAGCCAATCCACGTACGTCGTGGAACAAACGAGATTATTGATGGCTCAGAGAGAATCAGATTAGCCACCAACATTAAGGACATACTGAAACATACAGACGGATTAGTTCCTGTTGTATTCCATGATATTGACTTAATCGATGCAATGATTTTGCACGTTCGTCTAAATAGGGGGCATTCAACTGTTGTTGCATCAAAACTGTCAAATATAATTAGAACGGCAAGACGTTCCGGAAAATATGGCGCAGTTGATTTCGACCGGTTTTTGTGTATGCGTTCAGAAGAACTGTCCTTAATGCTTGACGGTAGTTTAATCAAGGTCAGGAACATCAAAGAACATAACTACGCGCGGGCGTGGGTTCCAATTGAGGCACCCCCCGGCTACACGGATTCCGGCTCTTTTACAATAGAAAGACCACCTAATCCGGACAGATAGATTTTTTCTGGTATATTTTTAAATAACCTCGAGGAGAAAATATGCCAGGAGTAAGATACGGCCCAGATATTGCCGACGACGCCGCCTTTGTTCTTAATCTACTTCGCGACCAGCAACGCCGTATTGCTAGGGGTCTGAAACCAGAAGACCAACGACAATACGATAAAGCCAGAACTTTGGCAAATAAAGTGTTCGGCGTTAGCTTACGCGATGTTGACCGTGGTCGATTTGGTGCCCTCCAACAACTAGCGCAATACAGTATTTCTGGCCGTGACGCGCGTGGCAGGGCATACAAGCGCTCAAAACTTGAAAGGTCATGGAGAACCGGGCGTCTCATGAAACGTGGCATTGCCCAAGAATTTGAGAAACGTGCTGGTGGTGACAAAAAAGCCGGACGACAGACTGTCGGCTCGGTTGGAACTGGCCCACTGGCCGAGGTTCCGGGTGGCGCAATGTATATTGGCCGTACCAAAACCAAAAAATTTGACGAACTGGCGAATGCTGCCTATGCACGAGCAAAAAGAAATAAGATAACAAAAACAGCTGATGCGGCGGCAATTGACAAACTTAATATAGCTAGAGCGGGGAGATACACCCCCGGGCTCGAAACCCAGCCATATGGTGGCTCAACACCCAGGGGTGGAACCATACGCCCACCAATGAGAAAAGCCGCTAGAGATACAGCGAGAAAACGAGGGCAGGCTGCCGCGCGTAAAGCAGCCCAGGATGCCGCCGGCGAAGCGTCAAAGGGTAAAGCTTCTGTGGCTAGGCCAAGGAAGAAGAAGAGTTAATCTCCCAGTAGTCGATTTTCATGCTTCCCCATATCCCCACCCGGGAGCCTCTCGGCTATGTCCTCAAAAAAAGTATCGTCATCTGATGCATAGTCATCGTTAATCATAAATTCTTTGATGCTTTTAACGGGGGAAAATGTTGCGCTATAGGTTCCATCTTCGTTTATTCCCGTGATTTTCATTCCTGCTGCGGCCATTGAAACGACGGCTATATCCCACATCGAGGAAGTAAAATCATTTAATACTTGTTCAATTTCAAGGTCTTCTTCTGTCTCTTGGAAGAAATAAAACAAAACTTCAGTTACGTGATTGAGCACCTCAATGGTTGCATCTTGACGCTGTGATTTGGTGATTTTGTTTGCCATATCCCAACAGTACATCGCCATAAAGAAACAGTCAATCCCTCCCGGACCATTCGATGATGTAAAATTTGATGTCCCCAGATATATAACCGAAAGTGTTGACCATGCTTGTGACAATCAGCGATATCAAGACATATATGGATATATCCCTAACGGCACGTCAAGAGGATGCCGCGGAATTAATACTTGCTGGACTCCAGAGTGAATTGGAAACATTTTTGCGTCGCCCAATTGAGGTGCAGGAATTTGTTGAGGAGCACAGGCTGGACACAAGCCATTACGGAGTTCCAATGGGAACATTTTTAACAACTGCCGAAAATACATATAATTCATCTTTTACGACAGCATCTCCAAATAACGATTCAACGATGTGGGCAGAGCCACCGCCATCAATCTATTTAAAAAATACGCCAATAGTTTCCATCTCCGAGGTGAAGGTTAAACCCCTTCAGGGTGAAGAGCGCGTACTGGTAAATGAGGTTGATTACGTACAGCGAAAATATGGAATTGATTATTTTTATGGCTACTCAGACGACCTCGTAACTGTTACCTATGAGGCTGGCCTTGATGGCTCCACTATCCCGGTTTTAAAACTGCTAATCCTGCGTGCCGCATCTAGGGAGATGCAAAACATGTACGACGACGTTGTTGGCGTAAAGGACATCAACACGCGCAACGTCGGTCCGCTTGTTACTGGTTTTCTTGATACTGAGCTTGGGAGCATCCGGAAGTATAGAAGAAATCGTATTTAAAATGCCACGCCGTAACGCAGACGTTTATATAGAAATAAATGTAAAAGCCGATGAGGCAATGGACAGACTCGAGGCGATGCAGGACAGAATGCGTGATTTCGGCCCAGTTTTTAAATGGGCAGAAAAACACCTTGAACGAATCTATTCTGAAAACTTTACGACAATGGGTCTCATGGCCGCCCAAGCAATGCTCCGAAATGCGTGGCCTCCCCTAGATGCGGAATATGGGGCGTGGAAGTCGTCTAGGTTCCCGGGTGCGCCAACACTTGTTCGCACCGGTGAGCTTTTTAAAAGCGTTGCCGATATGAGCTCTGGTCCCATAAATAAAATCAGCGACCATCAGGCCGAGTTTGGAATTGCAGGCAGAATTGCCCAGTATCACCAGTACGGCACAAGCACGATGCCGGCAAGAAAAATCATCTTTGTTCCGCGCAACTTTGATAAAGACCTTGGAAAAAAAGTTGAGCAGTACGTTGTTAAGGGAAGTGAACTGACATGACCTCGGCACTTATGCATGGCGCCTACTATGCAAAAAAATACGTTAATGACTATCTGGAGCAGGACATCCCCATACGCCTCATTACCTATAGAAATGGATGGAACCTGGATAGCACCGCACTGCCCGACCCCGAGCGCTACATCCCATATGAACCGCTGGCGATTGACCATTGGCCTACACTGATTACTGTTGCAATCGGCATGAGCGGACTGTCAAGAATTGGGTTTGATGGTCCGGACCCCCTGTATAGGGTTACATACAATATGCGAACATATACGTGGGTACGAGCAGAAGGCTCTGAGCACACCACGGAGATGAGGGACAGACTGACAACCGTTGTCCGCTCTGCATTACTTGACTATCCGTGTTTAAAGGCCTACGACTCAAGGACATCATTTAGGGCAATAATCGAAGAGTCGTCAATACGTGAAGAGTATTCGGACATTACCCTCTTAAAGGGCGAGAGAATGATGGCTGGGTCATATATTTCATTTACTCTTGATATTGATGAGGTTGTAACCAGAGAACAAATTGGAATAGCAAACGAGATTCAAATTGAGGCATTTAGCGCCGGCGTGGGCCAAGACATGCCATCGCTCAATGATTAATCCGTTTTTGATTTGTTAAATTCATAGTTGCATAAAATATTCGTTTCGCGTATGTACAATTGACCTCGATACGGTTTGTGTCCTAGTCAAAACAGTGAGGTCCTATGCCAGGCGTAGTAATTTCAACTTCAGTAAGAACAGGCCCATCAACAGCAACGACACGTGAGTCGTCGCAGCTTTTTGTTGTTGGATTGTCGCAGCGTGGGCCCTCTGATGAGGCCATCCTGATTGAGAGCATCGCCGACTTTGAGGATGTCTTTGGCGACTACATCTCAACTTCTTACCTGCATCCAACCGTAGAGGCATTTTTTGAAGAGGGTGGCACGCGTGCATACGTTGCTCGCGTCGTTGGCGCCTCCGCCACCATTGGCGAGCTAACGCTTCAGGATGGCGGAGATGATGTCATCACACTAACAGCAAACGGAGCTGGCGACTGGAGCGGTGATGTTGAGGTAGAGGTTACACACCCGACCGGTTCTACTTTCAAGATTAACCTGTACTACAACGGTGATTTGAAGTACTCAACTGGAACTGTTTCGACTTCCTCGCAAGCTGTTGGCCGAATAAACCTAAGCGCAATTGCATCGCGATACGTTATTGCATCACTAGATGACGCAGCTCTTATTCCGGACGCAATCAGTGCAACCGCACTCAGTGCCGGCGACGATGACGCAAGCTCGGTGACATCAGCTGGATATGTTGATGCTTTGGAGCTATTTAATGATGCTCTTGGCTCTGGTGCTGTAGCCTGTGCGGATGAAAGCGATGCGACCGTCACGAGTGGTCTTATTGCCCATGCAAATGCATATAGCAGAATTGCCCTCCTGTATGCTCCGGAGGGTTCATCGGCTGCGACGGTTAAGGCAAAGGCATTGACCGTTCAAGGCGAAGATGGTTCCGAGCACGCTGCAATGTATTACCCATGGGTTGAGGCTCCGACATCAACCGCTGGAATCACTCGTTTTATTCCGCCGGTTGGGTATGTTGCCGCAAAGCGTGCACTGGCCCACAACCAGGTAGGTCCCCACATGCCCGGTGCTGGTCTTCTATCCGTAGCGCGTTTTATTACCGGTGTTAAGTCCGAAATAAATAAAGTCACCGGTGACGACCTGGATGAGAATTACGTGAACGCAATTCGCGTTATACAGAATACTGTCCGCATATATGGCGCCCGTTCATGCTCTGCTGATACGGAGAACTTCCGATACATAACACAGCAAGACGTTATAAACAGCATTGTTACGGAGTGCTACCGAACAGTTGAGGATGTTGTATTCAGCTCCATTGATGGCAGAAATACAATCTTCGCAAATATTGAGTCGCGTCTCCTTGCTGTACTCACAGTAATGAGAAACATCGGCGCCCTTTACCCAGCATTTGATGCAAATGGCCGTCAGCTAGACGACGGCTACACTGTCAAGTGTGATTCCTCAATCAACCCAACATCTCAGCTAGCTGAGGGGCTGGTTAAGGCAAGACTCGGCGTACGCGTCAGCAGCGTCGGCGACCAGATTGAAATAGACATTGTCAAATCAAACCTGACCTCAACAGTGGTCTAACGGAGGATAAAACATGGCAAAAATAGCTCAGAGGCAAGTACTGGCGACAATCGTGCCGTCAACATTTAATGCTAATGCAAAGCAGCAGACAAATGTCCAGGTCAATCTGCCAAAGTGGAACACATTTCGTTTTGCCCAAGTTTCTGGAGGCGAAATAACCGCTTCGGTTGAGAAAATCTATGAAGGTGGCAGTGCACGGCCAACAGTCCTATGTGCCCCATCAGAAATAGGCGACGTCACCCTTACTGCCCACTACGACGATGACATGGCCCCTTCGGACACTGGTTCGGGTATCGGTAGCAAACTGCGCGGTCTACGCAAGTACGTCGGTGTAGCGTATTACGACATCACAGTATCTGTTTACGACTGTGACATCAAGGACCCGACCAACGACAGGGTTTACACGAACGCCCTCCTTGTCGGGATGACGGAGCCAGAGGGTGACTCATCTTCTGGTGCCCCTGCAACATTCGCCTTAACATTTGCTATCTCGGACGTATCAGCGCCGACTGCATAATTAGTTGCACAACCGGATGGTTTTAGTGTGCTAGTTTTTCGCCTATGAGCGATAACACACTTTATACAACCGACGGCGACAGCCCACGGGATGCCAAAAAGTCAACTAAAGACCTTTCATCCGGTCTTGTGCAGACAAAGGAAGAGACACAGCTTGACCGCCTTCGCACTATCGTGAAGAAAAAGGTCGAGCGCAATATTGTTCTCCTTCCTGTGCCAGAACGTCCTGGAGTTAGCCTTCGCATTAGCCCCAACATCACCCAGTCACAGATGAAGAACTGGCGTAAAAATGCTGGCGAGGACTCCCGTAATGGCCTCGACCCAACAAAGTTTGCGTGCCTAGTTATTGGCCACACAACAGTTGGCGTCTGCATTGATGATGAGGAAATATACGACGAGGATGGGCACAATCTAAACTTTGCCCACCCGGCAATCCTTGAGATGACAGAGACAACAAAGCCTGTCCCGGATGCAGTAAGAGCGCTTTTTGGGGTTGACCCGCACGTTGAGTCTGCTGCCCTTGCAATTCTTGATGCGGCCGGTTACTCGGATGCGGTAGGGACAGTGGACCCTACGAACGAATCTTCGACGAGCTAGTTGAAGATTCGACAATAAAATCAGCAGCAAGAGTTGCTGAACTCTTCCACGTAAATCCTTTAGACATACTAAATCTGGATGATAATGACTGGTTGTTATTAATGGCCTGTGCTACAGTTATAGGTAACGACCGCGAAGAGCAAGAGCGAAAGTCGAAGACTCAGGGCCTATAAGCCCATAGCTCGGCCGCCCTTACACTCACGTGACCTAACTCACCTGGGGAAGTAATGGCAGACGAAAAAGTAAGTATAGTACTTAAAGTTGAGTCGCATGACCGTGAGCTGAAGAAGCTCATGGTTGAAATGAACCGTCTCAAGGCCATGGAGCGCCGCCTTTCTAGTGGCAGGCAGATAGAGAACATGGCCAAGCGCAACACTAGGTCAATCGGTGAAATGACCCGCAAGTGGAAGCGCAACTTCGACCAAATGGACGGGATGGTTGCCGGTACTGGAAAAATGCTTGCCGGATTTTTGGCCAAATCAATCAAGGGCGTAATAGTTCAAATGCTTGCCCTGAGCGCAACAATGGTAGCTGTCCATGCGACGTTTGTGGCGGGCCAGTTAATCATGAAGGCATATCGGGGTGTGATGCAACTTCTTGCCGGCGGAGCGGCCGGCGCAACAATGGCAGTTGCCGCTTTTTCTGCAGCAATTCGCGAACAGCAGGCTGCCATGTTTGCCTATAGGGGTAAGGGCGCAAGAGAATTTGGCTCAGCCATGAACCAAACAAGAATGGCGATGAGGGCTCTTCAGTCCGACGCCGACCTAAGCACCCTCGGTGTAGAAGCGCTCAATAAAGCCTATGCGAGCATGTCAAAAACAATGTCTTCTCGCGCAATAGCCGGTAGTACTGGCGCAATAAAAGCTTTGATGGATTTTGGTTCAGCTGGACAAGACCCGGCAAAAGGGCTGGAGCAAGTTGGGGTCGTTTTGGCGGCGCTCGGAGATAAGAAGAAAAATGTTTCACAGGTAATTGCAGAAGCAAAGAAGCTCGGTCCAGAGATGGAGAAGGCGCTCAAGGGCGCAAAAATCAGGACAAAAAAAGATTTTGAGGACCTGCTCATGTCTGGCGGCCTGGCAAAACGCGGCGGTGTTACTGGTCAGTTTGATGCGGTAAATACAACGTTGATGAGCACGCTCAAGGGTTACTTTAGTCGTCTTCGGACTCTTTTTGCTGATTTTGGCGACCAATTCCTCGAGCCATTAAAGGTTGCCTTCGGCGACATTTTTGAAGTGATTCGTCGCGATTTAACAAGGATTATGGGAACCATTCAGGCAACTGTCGGGTATCAAGGGTATATCGATGGATTTGTTGGGATGATTGATAAGGCATCCAACTGGATGGTCAAAATGATACGCGAGTATCTGCCTAACGCTATGGGCATGTTTGAACGCATGGGTGACTGGTTTGACAAATTCAGGCGGGGATGGAACTTAGTACTTGACCGACTAAGGCCGTTAATAGATGGCGCAAGAGTTCTTTATAAAGCATGGGACCCAATTTGGGAAGCCATCAAACGTGCGTCCGACAACCTTTTTCAATTCAGAGATTTGCTCGTCGAGAACAAAGACAGCATGGCCGAGTTTGGACATACTGT